TCTCGTCGTGATTCCTTATCCCTTCGTGGTTCTCGTCGTGATTCCTTCTCCCGCCGTGATTCCCTGGGTTCTCGTCGTGATTCCTTAGGCTCTCGTCGTGATTCCTTCTCCCGTGGTGGTCTCTTTTCCGATCGGGTGGGCTCTCTATCTTCTTCCATTTTGCTAACAGCTTCTTCTTGTTTTCTGCGGAAATTTTCATATTCGTGTTGTTCTTTCTCAAATTTGAGGCGTTCTTGTTCCTTGCGTGACTCTATCTCTTCGTCTTCATGTTTTTTGTCAATCGGTTTTTCTGGTTCTTCATCTTCGGAGCCCGATCTCGATTCTGAGCCCGATTCAGAGCCTGATCCCGATTCTGACCCTGATTCTGACCCTGATTCTGATCCTGACTCAGATTCAGGTTTTTTTTCAGAGTCAGACTCTTCAGTGTCGCTATTTTCGGATGCGCTGACGGCACGATGATACTTCTTTTGTTCCTTTCTGGATTTAACCTTGCTGAGCATTTCCTCATCGGAATCTGAGTTTTCTACAGCCTCTTCTTCGCCATTGAATCCTTGAATCAGACGCTTTAGTTCAGGCTCTTTTGTTCGGGGAATAGTCCAACCTGGTCCTTTTTTGAGACGGGGATTCCAGCGTCCCCCAATCGCTTTGATAAGGCTACCAAATTTTTCCCGGTCTCCTTGGATAATAAAAGAGTTCTTGTTATATCCTTCGTACACCAATTGGTTATCACTCATTTATAATCGAGAAGCTTGATTTTAAATCGGTGTTTTGGATTAAAAATGAAAAGAGCTTTGAATATCCATTCTTAACAAAGATGAGATTAAGACTGAAAAACTTTCGCTGTTATCTCGATAAGGAATTCGACTTTGGCAACGATGGAATGCTTCTTTTATCAGGCCCGAGTGGTTCGGGAAAAACCACCATCCTTTCTGCTATCAACTTTGCCCTTTATGGAACAGGAACAAAGCTGGTTACTTTTGGAAAGACATCTTGCCGAGTTGAACTGACATTTGATGAGCTACAAATAATACGTACAAAACGGCCGAATCGTGTTGTCGTCACAAACCTTAGAACCAACGAAGAGTACGAGGATGCAGCTGCTCAAAGTATCATCAATGAGAGATTCGGCACCACTTTTGATGTCACATCTTATGTACAACAGAATGCATACCGATCGTTTATTATGATGTCTCCCCTAGAAAAGTTGGGCTTTCTGGAAAAATTTGCCTTTAACGGAATTGATCTAGGTAAAATTAAGGCTCGGTGCAAGGCTATTACCCAAAAACGTAATGAAGATCTTATCAGTGTAACATCTCAACTCGAAATGGCAACACAACATTTAGAAAGTCTATCCAAACCTATAAAAGTTCTTTTTCCTCTTAAGGCTAAAAACAAAGAAAAGGCGATTAAAAACGAACTGGTTCGTCTCAAGAATAGTAAAATACTGATAAAACGTGTACAAAAAAGAGTAGACAGCCTACGCAAGGAAGAAAACGCACTCAAGATCTTTTTAACCAAGCTAGAGGCTAATCAATCAGCGATAGATCGAATCGAAAAGAAGCTAACACCATTACAATCAGAGCTCGATTCACTCGATTATGAGGGAGATGAAAAGCTATACGAGTATGAGAAACTTTTACAATCAGTTATGGCACATCGTGAATTAGATATCATGCGTGATAAGTATAGTCAAGATAAAGTTCGTCTAGAGGAAATGGAGTCCGATGAAATCGACAGAATGAAGAATGAGATCTCTTCTCTTAAGAAGAAACTTTGGGGCGAACATACTGAAGAGGAAACGAAAGAGATGCTCAGCGATTATAAGCAAATTGTTAAGGATGCCGAACGCTATGAAAGATTAAAGTCTAATTTAACAAAGTATGAAGTAGATGAAGAAAGACTTTCCAACGATAAACTCGAGCTGGAAAAATCCAGAAACACATTGGATGAAAAGAAGGCGCGATTATCAAGATTATTATTGCAACAAGAGTTATATACGTGTCCTTCATGTGAAGCTTCATTACGTTTTCAAAATAATGAGTTACATCTTTTCGATAATGAGATAGAAGATGAGGATGAAGACATTGATGACGTAAAAAGAGATATCAGTCGTCTAAATCGTACGATCAATCGTCTAGAATGCCAGGTACCAGATATTGAAAGTAGGCTAAAAAGACGTAAAGAAATTCAGAAAGAGATTCGAAACATAGAATCGCAATATGAAGAGGAACTACCAACCAAGGATGATGCAGAGGAGATTGTTGAAGATCTGACAGAGTATAAACGTACGCAATGTGAATTGGAGAAAAAGATCAAGAAGCTGGAAGTAAATATTAGAGATAAAAACTATTCTGGGTCTTTCACTATGATGAAAAACAGCTTAGAACAACAGCGAACTAAAATTAAGACTCTGAGAAAGAAGCTAAAGGAAGCTAGCAACGCCGATAGCATTGATGAACAAGAACTTCGAAAAACAATAGAAATTCAGAGACGCAATAAGGAACGAATGGCCGAATGTAAGAAAAGAGTCCGCACCCTTTGCGCTGAATTAAAAGAGTATAAGGAGCTTATCGTTACGAATGAAGATACATATGTGAAAGAATATGGACCAGTACGTGATTTGGACGAAATTGAGCTAGAACTAGCAAATGAGACGGAAGAGTTGGAAAAATTGTATGCAGATTCTTCTCGCTATGCTGAAAATGTAGCCAATATCGATAGATATAAGCATTACCGAGAAGAGCTTGCACGTTATCGGGAATGGGTAGATAAGGTTGAAAACCTTAAGGAAGAAGAAAAGGATTGTCGCTCCCGTTACGCAGCGTCCACTTTACTCAAGGATAAAATTCTTCAAGCCGAAAGCATCGCCATTATGAACATTATCGATTCGATCAATGCCCATGCGCAAGAATATCTGGACATCTTTTTCCCTTCTGATCCTATTGTGGTCAGGCTATTGCCGTTTAAACAGACAAAGAAGAGTACTAAGCCACAGATCAATCTTCAAATCGATTACAAAGGAATGGAAGCCGACATAAACATGTTAAGTGGCGGAGAGCTCAGTCGTGTCGTACTGGCTTATACGCTAGCACTGGCAGAAATTTTTAACTCTCCCATGTTGTTATTGGATGAGTGTACAGCTTCAATCGATCAAGGCTTGACCGAGGTAGTGATAGGGGGAATACGAAATAATTTTGGCAACAGAATTGTTATCGTAATTGCACATCAGGTAACCACCGGAGTGTTCGATCGTGTATTGGAAATTTAATATTAGGCTCAATAAATGTTAAATTACGTGGTTCTACTTGGACTGGCAGTAGCTCTCACGCTAGCTATCATTATCTTGCACAACAGCTGATCTGAGGGATAGTCCAAGTTATTTTGGTCCGACAGATTGGGCATTTTCTTGTTCTCTTCTTAATCAGCATGATAACACAATTTCGACAGAATCCATGTGCACATGTGAGAAATAGAACGTTTTCGATTTTATTCAAACAGATAGCACACTGCATTTGTTATATTTTGTTTTCGGTTATAAAACAAAATTATTCTATCGGACGTAAACGATCCAAACGCTCATTTAACTCTTCCAGCTCTTTTGTTAATTGATATAGATGTCTAAGAGCAACTTTCCACATGTCTGTATTCGGTATCATAAGGCTGAGCATCCTTTTGGCGCTCGCAATTTTAGGCCGATAAGATTCGATCTTATTCTGAAGTTCAACAGCTTGCATTTATCTTTTCTGATGTTTACGTTCCAATTTCATTTTTAATATCTGAAACTCGTTCACAAGCTTTTCTGTAACTTTTGGCGTCGAATACAACCTTTGCATAAACTTCATAAACTCCTTGAACATTTCTTGGCCCACGATAGTGAATTTCAAAACAGAGTCTATGGCGGGAGAGATATCGTACATCTCCTTAATCGTGTCATAAACTACCCTTTTTTCTTCTTGAATCTTATCCCAGTTAGTATTCAGATACATTGCCAATTGTGCAGGAGTCATTTCCGGTTGTTTGTCTAGGAGCCGATCGAAAGGAACTGTGTTAGTTTGAAAATGATAGAAAGGGTGTGTAACAGATCCATGTCTTGTTCTTTTCACTCCTACAGTCTTCTCCTCCGACACCAATTTGCAAATTTTTAGATATGCATTGTACAAGTCCTCTTTCCAAGATTGGAGCTGGTAGAAGAATAGCTTATTGAATTCGATTGCTTCTGTGAAACTCTGGTCGCCACTGACAAGCACTGGTTCTTGACTTCTAGCTAAGAGAGATATGAAATCTTTATGTACAAGTTTACCTTGGATAATGATCGTAACCAAAGGACCGTTTTTCACCTCCACTACAACCTGGCCATCGTCTGATGCCGGAAGAATTTTACCTTGAATCTCATCCCACTTTAGAGACCGTACACACTTCGCTGACGTGCCAACAAGATGGATAGCGATTGTTTCCCTCTTTCGCTCCTTCTCGATTATAGTAAAAAAGTATTTAGCCAATGTATCGAGATTGAAAAAGTCATCATCAGGCTGTGAGTTATAAGCAAAATAGAAGTACCCGTCCAAATTCTCGACGGCACACTTTGAGCCTAGTAGTAAGCCTGTGGAGGGAAATTTCCATCTACCCGTGCCGATACCGGCAGACATCTCTATCACCATCGAACGATGTGGTATCCGCCCTTTTCCATGTCTCATAAATCTCCAACCATTATATTCATCGATTCTTATGTAATAATCCATCTCGATCTCGTTAGTTCTATCAGGGAGAGCTACTTTGAAAGTTAATCTTGCCTTTTTCTTTCTCAAACGGGTCAGAGAGCTTTCCTTAATAATGGAAACATTGTAGGAAGAACCACGGAGAAAGTTTCTGATCGTATCATCATCTTCGTTCCCATCTGTATCATTAAAAGTCACCAATCTAGCATTGTATCCGTATAAGCTACGAAGTTTATCACAGGTTTTGATAGCGTTAAAAACATCCCCAAAACCGCTAGAAAAATGCGCCTCTACAAATATGTCTATGTCATTCTTATTTATCGCTGTCTGTCCATAAAGGAGGAAAGTGAATAGATAAATGTGATCATCAAGCTGGTAATCTTTATCAATATATTTATTGAGATGGTAGTAGAACTGCACCTTGGTTTGTACTTGTTCAAGCCATTTCCTTTCCATTTTTCGATAAAGATTTCTATTTTCACTCTTTTTTCATTTTGATCTGAAAAATACGTACCAAATTCCTAATCCTCCTATCACCAAAGCCAGCAGTCCTAGACCGATGATAGCCAAAATCTGATTATCCTTTTTCTTCTGACTGATGTTTGGCTGGTAGTTGGGTGTGTCACCATTATCTTGTTCTCGTTTATAGTTTGTCCATTGTCTGATTGCCAATATGATCATAAAGATACCGAAAATTATCGTGAATACGAGGAAAATCCAGTTAAGTCGGCTAGCAGCTGTATCACTCAATGTGATGTTAATCTGCCCCTTCTGCCCTGCATAATATAATGCACCCAGCATCACAGCTATGAATATAACCAGTACAAGAACCACATAAGGCCAGTTAGGACCCAAGGATGATTTCATCGCCTCGTCGATCGCAGTGATCTTATCTTCCGACTGCTGGTTGTTGGATATCTGCCCTGTTCCTTTTGACGTGTACCAAGTCAAACAACCGATCGCGCTGGCGAATAGCACGATCCATCCTATCACTGATGTTGTTACCACAGATTTCTCGTACTGAGGATTATCTAGACCACTCATTTATTAACAGATATATTATTCTTCTTCCTCATCTGTCCAAGTTGTACTCCCCAAAAGATCATCTTTGACATCCAATCACCGGAATTTAATGTTAGATAGATTCTTTTTAGGTTCTTATCACCTTTGATCTCATTACGATCAACACAGATGAAGACTGAGCCGTCAGGATGTCTTTCAACGCAGTCTGGATACTTCTTTTCCACCTCATCCGGATCAAATCCAGTTACAAACTTGTCATCTGTTTTCTGAAACGTATACAGATTGATACCAGGTCCAGCAAAATCTTTACCAACCAGCTTGCGAGATCTAATCAGTTTTTTGTCGTACATGCCACATGCGATGGTAGAAGTCTGGCTAAACTGTTTACCAATCTCTTTAGTCATATCCTGTAGCTTATTCACCTCAGGACCTTGATAGGATTCTTTCTGGCAGGTGGTTCCCTTTTTCATCATGTAAAAAAGGGTTTTACCGACAATAAACTCAGCTAGCTTGTCTCCCGACGGTAAGTAACATTTTGCGTCAGGTCCAGTACAATGTGGCTGTTCGCTACGCGTATCACAATAGTTATCATTGCCCGGGCAGTCAGCATTGCTAGAACAGCTCTTTTTATTATAATCCATCGCGTACCAGTCACAGTAATCCTTTGTCATATAACAAGCACTCTTATTAGCATCGTAGTAGAAAGGTGGAACGTCTGTAACACCTCTACTGTTAGGTCCAGAGTAACATGCTGGAGGATATTTTCCTGTTGATTTATTTTTAACACAACGAGTGCATGGATTTTCACACCACTGTCGTAGAGTGAAGTTTCCCAGAATGCATTTTCCTTGGTTATTCTTATCTAGGTGCCATTCTAAATACGGTTTAAGATCTTTTTTCGGTTTGGGTTCACAATTTCCCGGCGAGTTTCCATATGCTCCGCAGTTGCACGTGTAAGGAACGTCTCCATAGGTTAAGCAAGCGTTAGCATTGGTGAATAAGCAATGGCCGGCTGCTACATCGCTAGGAGCATATGCACACACCTTTGTCTGCGGAGCATTAGGATCCGATAAACAGCTACTACCCTGTATACAATCGCTATCTGTCTGGCAGATACATTTTCCACCGACACACTTTCCTTGATAGCAATCAGTATCAGTTTTGCAACTATTGTTAATATAATAGCTTTCCGGTTTCGGAAATGTCATTGCCTGATTATCCTGGTTCCAAGTAATGCACTGACCTCCTCCAGCATTGCCCGCACAGACCTTTTCTACAATCTCAGGATCAGTGCACTTCATCTTTGCTATCTGAGCGTCGGCATAAGCCTGAGCATGCAATAAATCTAGAGCTGTAAATCCTTCTTGACAATCAGTTTGATCGCTCATGTCTTTTTATTACCAGAAACAAAACAATTAAAACGATAATCACACCTGCAAGAATTGGCCACCACTTGTATAACCAGTTGGCTACCACCGTATTATTATCAGAAAAATATATGAGCGTGTTCTTATCAAAATTGGTGATAGTATCATTGCTAAATACCTTTCCTGATCCTCCACGTGTTTTTGGTATCGGTTGTCCACAACTGTTGAACTGCAAGTTGTTTAGGTAATTAAGCATGAGCTGTGTTCCAACCTTCTTATAATACTCCTTTTTGTATGGTTGGAGAATTGTTTGGTCCGGATAGTATTCTACTGGCCAAACACCGTTTAACACTGTCGTGCCGTAAGAATCTCGGGTAGCGCCGATCTGTCCCAGCACAGCGATGCGAAACTGATCGTTAAACGTTTGGCTAAAAATCGCCAATTGCTCATTATCTAGCTGTGAATCAAGGTCGCACGGATCCCACGCATCCAGAACCATACCGATCAACTGAACAATCATGGCAGCCTCAAAGATATCTCCAATCATATCAAAAAACTTGAATAAGCTTGCTAGCACCATATCACTAGTATCATAACCGGCTGCAAGAGCCACTTCAATGTCAACAAAGGCTATGTCATTAATCATTTCAGATGTAACTGCAGTCGCATTTGCTACCGCTTCATCACCTCCCTCTTGGATGAAATTTTCAGCTGCTTCTAATGTATCTTTCGATAGACCATCACGAATCATTTTACCGGCCGCTTCTTTAGCCGTTTTATACAAGATAGTTGTTCCTTTAAGAATGCCGATGAATTCTAGAGCTGACGGACTTAACAAACCTTCGATCATGCCTTTAAATGCGGCCTCCGTTCCTTGAGCGAGATCCTTATGACTTGGCATCGGTTGGTTTGAAATCTGCTTCTTAAGTTTACAGTATTGGGCCCAATATTTTTTAGTCTGTTCAGTCAGACCTGGAAAATTGGCATATTCTTGTGGGTTCTTACAGTATTGATCGGGGGAAATAGTTGTTGTCATTTTATTTTAGCTGAAAAAGTTTTGATACTCTAAATAAATATGGATGAAGCAGGAGATTTCGACAGAATCGCTGATCTACTAGATGCTCTTGTAGATGCCACGAAAGAGAGTGAAGACGCTGCTAGAGCTGCATTCCAAGATTTGAAAGAAGAATTAGATCTAAAGGGTATAACAGTGGACGAGTTCGCTAAGAGTGATGATGGTCATTGGACGATGAAGGGACCAAATGGAGACATAGATGTGGAAGATTATCAGGATGACAAGCTTAACGGACGGCTAGAAGACGCATATAAGCCCATCTTTGGCGATGCACTAGACACAGATGCCGGAAAGGAGCTTTTAGACAAGTCGCAACAGGCATTTGATGACTCTCCACGGGGTAAATTTAGGGCAGCCGTAGATGACTGGGGAAAGTTTGGTAAAGATTCTGGTTTTGACGGTTGTTGTGACAATTATGACGACTTTATGAATAAAGCTCGAGCAAATGGATGGGATATCGATGGCGCCGAAAAACAGTTTATGGATGCTAAAAGTCGGCTCGTGGATGAGGTAAATGAGGGTGCAGGACCCGAACCTGATCCTGACGCTCCAAAGGCGGAGAAAGAAGCGTGGAGTGACAAAGTTTCTCAGGTGATGAGAGATGCAATGGGTTGGCTGGAAGAAAAGTGCAAATGGCTCGCCGACATGATTAAAGATAACTGGCTAAAGCTGGTTGTATTATTTCTGATCGTATTAGCGGCTAAGGACCTGTATGATTTTGTCAAAGGAGTAGAAAGCGCTATGAGCGGTTGTTTTAGTACAACATCCGATGGAAAAAAGTGTAAAGTACGTGCTCTTACGTGTAATGATAATGATCTTCAACCACAGGAAAGTATTATTTCATCAGCTGCCGAATGTGATACCTGTACAGATGTGTTATGTCAAGATTTTATCGATGCTTCTAATAGCGCTGGTTATTGGCTTCCGCTAAAGCTCTCCGACGCATGTGCATGTAATCCCAATGCAACCGATGCAACTTGTGAAAAAGATCCACAAAACTGCTATCCTGGATCATATGACGTTGATGCAACCTCACTTTATAATGATTGTGGGGGTAAAAATCCGGGAGCATGCCCTGTTCAGCCAAATAGCTATCAGTGCAAGCAGAATGGACAAGTTATCACCAGCGGAGTTCCCGCTTGCAAGAATGCCAGTGGTTGCGTTCCTCGCTGTGTTGGTTGTGCTAACAGCCAAGGAGATGATTGTTCTGAATGGTGTAGTGGAAAGATTATGAAGACGGCAAAGGGACAATCGCTAGGCTGTAACAAGTGCAACTTTGGTTGTGCAGTGGGTGCAACCTTTGGACACTTTTTTTCTCTCCCGAGCGGTCTCTGGAACGATATTAAGAAAGTGCTAGTGTGGATTATCATCGGGTTACTGGTTCTTATCATCGGTGGATGGATAATTAAGAAACTGCTGGGCTGGGGAGAAAAAGAAGTTGAAGGCGGTAGCGAAAGTCACACGGGAGAGAGACACGTTGATATCGATGTGAATGTAAGACATAAGTAAAGTTATTTTTCCGCTAAGGATAAATGGACACGATACAAAAAATGTTCATCGCTTGGGTAGTCATCTGTGTGATCATCCTAATTCTAGCGATCGTAGCCCTCATTATTTCTCTAAACAACAAGCGAAAGCTTGACCGTATGCAAAAGTAGGTAAAAATATTTGTGTAGTACAATAAATGACTAAAACATTTAATGTACTTAATGAGCATGTGTTCGTTTTTTTAGCTGTAGTCATTTTGGGAGCTATCGTTATTTCTGTTCTACTAATCATAGCCCCGGAAAAGAGCGTGAAGTTTAACTTTAATCCGTTTCCAAAAATCGCACCCACATCTTTGCCGGATCCGAACCATCCCACTGATGGCTGTTGGAATAAGCTTACTCCATGTACTCCTGGAAGCGATAACGAGTGTTCTGCATGTTCCTTGGGGGAATATGAGTGTGTTACAGTTGAAACTGATGGACACCGACATTTTAACGGTATCAATGTTCCAAAAGGAAATTGGTGTCTACCGAAGGATAAAAATCCAGCCGGAAAGGTGTGTAACGAATATACTGGTAGATATCTATGGGTATTCGACCCAGCATACTGTAATGAAATTACTCCCGGCAACAATCAATGTTGGAAGTGTGAGTGTCTTTACCCCAATCTGTTTGCTGATCCTTCAACCGGTTGTACCAGTCGTTTGGCATGTCAGAACGATAGTGTAAGTTCTCATACATTAACTCAGCCGGAAAATACTCTTACAGCGACAAAATGCTCTCCATCATCAATCCAATCATGTGAGTGGGATCCGACCAAGGAGCAAGCAAAATGTGATACATCCTCTCTGTATCAGTATACCCCGTACGATCAGGATGAGAATGGAAATCCGTGGTTTAGCTGTTCGTGTCCTTCTACCGCTGGTGGGCAGTTTTTCTCGGAGTTACCAGGAGATCCCTTCACCTGCCATTTAGATCCATGCTATTCCTCATTATCCTATAATTCAAGAGGAATAGATAACTGTACCAGAGACTGTGTTGTTCCTGGAACTTGCACATGCAACTGTGATAGTACCAACGTAGCAAAGTCTCCCGGTGGAGACTTTGAGGGAACTTGTACATTGATTTCCAACTCTTGTGGTCACTTTGGTTATGATAAGGATAAACAAGAGTGTACGTGTCCTTCTCCTTTCTGGCCACAGGAATGTCGAAATCCAAACACAGGAGTCAATATGGATAAGCCTGAACTTCCGGTTTGTTTACAGGAAGAAAATGCATTGGGATCTCAATGTATTAATCCATGTGAAGGAGGACCTGATGAGCCCACCTGTGAAAATGGTTCTTTATGCGTTTCTTGCGGTCCAGACACGTGGGCTCAAGATCCGGTCTGTGATGTTGATCAATGGATACCGGATACAGCCAAGTCTGAGAAAGAATGTACTGAACTGTGTAAAAAATATCAGTGCGCCGGCACTAAATTTGATGCTTCACGCAATGTCTGTTTCCTAAATATTCAGAACCACAATCGAACCCATGCACAATGTGACTGTTCGTCGGTTAAAAAGGTGCCTGGTAAACCTTTCGCAGGATGGTCAGGTTCGACATGCGCAGTAGCTTGCCTTGGTGATGGTACTCGCATCAAGTCTCATTTGTTATGGAATGATTGTCATTGCTTTAATTGTGCCTGTTGTTGTTCGGGAAGAAAACGAACTCATAACGATTTTTGGAATGTAGCTTATGATGTAATGTGTGATGGAGACTATGGATTTGACAAACCTCCCGAGTCTGATTGTGTTCCGGCCGAAGATTGTCCGTTAGGAAAAGATACCGATTGTGTAGAATGGATCGGATGTTAATGTTACTTAACGACTCGAAAGGATACGGTGCTGTTACGCCGAGTTACCTTAACAACTGATCCCCTCTGATAGTTGTAAAAACGCGCAATCGGATCTGAACGCAACATAGAAGGGAGTTTATTCTTTTCTTTGAACTCTCCCTTTACAAGTTCGAATTTAGGTTGTAGATAATGTTTAGTAATGTTAAACTGTAAATCATCTGCGTGAAATAGCTCAATGGTCATTCGCATGTTCGGCACCGTATCGACGATATTATTTACTGCCGACGTAGGAGTACCGATGTGCACGATTAGAGAATGTTTGATCTTCATTTCCTCCATTTTTGCGATATGTGCATGTATTTCAGATATATTCAACTTTGTTATGATACTAGGAAACGCGCAGATCTTCATTTCATCCGGCTTGGTAGCCAAAATACAATTCTCATCCGTGTCATCGATATCTGTGTATCCTCGCTGTTCAAACATTTCAAGTATAGTTTGACGAACTCGATCGTTGTCCATGTCGATTTTATTCCCAAAATTGGAATAAAATTTCAATTTTTCTTACTAGTGGGAAGAAGCCAGAGATTTCCCGCAAAACAAGCTGACATCACCTTTGGATAATCATGTAAAAAATTGATCGTTTTCTGAACTGAGTGCTGGAAACACTTTGTCAACTCTTCTCTAATTCGTTCCTCAGCGATAGAACTTAGCAGATCACAGAACTCGTCGCTTTCTAGACAATCTATGATTTCTTTATCTAGAACAAACCCTTTGGTAATGTGAAAACGCATTGCACGCAACATTCGTAGCGCATCTTCACGAAAACGAACCTGTGGAGAATTTACACATCTTAATAAGCGAGACTTGATGTCTTTCTCACCGTTGTGCGGATCGATCAACCCACCGTTCACATCTAATGCCATCGCGTTAACAGTAAAATCTCGTCGAGCAAGATCATCCAACAACGTTCCGGGTACAGTGTAGTCTGGTCGACGTTTATCCGAATAGGGACCATCCTTTCTACACAGAACAAAATCACGAGGTTCCCCAGCCATGAAAGCTCGAATAGTCTGATATTCGGGTTTGGATACAAAGATTCTCCCATACTTGCCAACCCACTTTTCCATAGCCTCAAAAGAGTCGGCTTCGACTGCGTAATCGATATCCTTCGATTTCACACCTAGAAACTTATCTCTTACATAGCCTCCCACGATGTAAACACCGTGGATGCCCATTTCTTCATCGTGTTGCATTTCTAATTACGTTTGTAATAGAATTTAATTTCAATTTATTCATAAACTTTCACAGCAATAGCAGAAGGGAAATTAAGTATAATCATCTCCTTCGTCTCAAAATCTTTGGGATGATCTCATACATCACTTGATCGCTTTTACTTCGGCCACCAGGTATGCGCTCCAACGAGCTGTACAGACCATTCAGCCTCGGAGTGGACTTTTTCACCAACTCCAATTCCATCGACAAACACTCAAATTCAGATACGGGACTCGGTTTGTTATCTATGTTTCGGCAGAGTTGCTTGATGTCAGACATTTATCATTTCAAAAACATTTTTAAATTAGTTATCGGACCATCCTCTGCTGGGAAGGAGAGTGCGTGCTCTCGTTCTCGCAATCGTGACAAACCACACAGGGAACGAAGAACCACATGCCAAAATCAACTTGGCATTGATCACAACAGCAACATCCTTTACACACGGCTGTAACGTTGCTGTATACACAGGGAAGAGGAAAGATAAAGTAATCTGTGATTTTGCAGGTGCAATCGGGCATCTCGATGAGAGATAAAAGAAGGAAGGAAATTTCATTTTGATTTGCGTTTGGAAGATCTACGTCTGGAAGATCTACGTCTGGAAGACCTACGGCTAGAAGACCTACGGCTAGAAGACCTACGGCTAGATCTACGGCTAGAAGACCTGGATCTACGTCTAGAAGACCTACGTCTAGAAGATCTAGGAGACCTGGAACTATATGCCATTTTTGCTATCTTATCAGCGATCGCTTTAGGAAGTCTAGATCCTTGTGAAAGACGTCCCTGAAGAGCGATGGATTTTCCGACGCGGGAAGCAAAAGCTATGACACTCGGCAGAATTTTTTCCTTATAGTAATCTACTTTGGCTTGATCCTTGGGTCCCTTTGGATAGATTATAAACTTCCAATCAAGTACTAATCGAGGATCAGCACCGGCTTTGAGAAGAATGGGGACAGCGATAGGAAGTATAGTCTCCGCTTCTTTGTCATTCCCCCACCAGTCATCATATGCTTTGCGTAAAAGCAGATAAAGTACATAGTTCAGTTGTGTATGAACTGTATCTGTATCATCTTTCATATCCTGTATACTGGATTTGACACTGGCAATATCTTTTCCGATCTCCACAAATTGCTTAACAACATCGTTTCCGCTAAAATAGCGTGATTCATACGGTTCGTTGAAATCGTATTTTTCCCTGTCTGGGTGCCGACCTAAACGCGTTATCATACTCATTTATTCATAGTTTTTTATTTGTAATCGTAAACACATCTACATATCGCAATGTTGATATGTGCGAGGAAACTGAATCGTGTCACGGGCCTGTTTCCCAGTTAGATACATCATAAGTCGTTCAAACCCAATACCGAATCCGCCGTGAGGAAGGCTACCGTATTTGCGAAGGTCCAGGTACCACTGATAGGTCGGAATATCCATTTTCAGCTCGGTCATGCGTTGCAAAAGAGTATCGTGATCATCTTCGCGCATACTTCCTCCGATCAGCTCACCGACTCCCTTGACCAGTAGATCAAAGCATTCTACTGTCTCATCGGTTGCCTTCATATAAAAAGATTTCAGAGACTTGGGCCAATGGGTAACAAATACGAAAGGCATTGTTTGCGTCAAAATTTTCTCATGCTCAGAGCAAAGATCTTCTCCCCACACGATGGGAGTCTTGCATTCGTCCGTGGCAGTGAGAATTTCAACCGCTTTGGAGTAAGTGATACGCTCAAACACCGGTAGTTCTTTTCCCACTGCTGCTCTAACAAAGGATTCGGTAAAGTCAAGAAGTTCATCCAGAGTTTGGCAAACCATTTCCGGCTCTACCATCCAGAATTCAGCTAGATGCCTGTTTGTTTTCGAGTGTTCGGCACGAAAGGTTGGACCGAATGTGTAGACTCTAGATAGCGCTAGACAACTGGCTTCGACATGTAGCTGTCCCGAAACTGTTAGAAAAGCATCACGCTTGAAAAACTTTTCGACCTCGGCTTTCCCCGAACACTGCTGGAGAAGCTCATCATCGCTCATAACACGAAAAGCTTCTCCAGCTCCTTCACAATCAGATGTGGTGATGATTGGAGTGTGAACACAGAAGAAACCCTGATCATCCATAAATTTATGAATCCTCATCATGGCTCGATGACGCTCGCGTGCCACTTCGGAATAGGTCGACGTTTTGGTGCGAAGATGAGGCATAATGCGCAAAACGTCGTCTGAAATGTCCTTCTTAGCGATCGGTGTTGAAGAATCATGAGGATAAGTTTTTAACTCTGTAACAAACATTTCTAGCCTTTGGCCCTCAGCAGGACTTAGTTTGATCTCTCCTTTCGCTTTCAAACCGCAACCAGTGCTAACAGACGTGCGTCCTTTGTAGACCAGTTGAAGATGATCGTCACAGGAACCGTCGACCAACTCGATAAATGACATCTTTCCTTGCGTGCGACAAGTCTTCACCCAGCCACAAACAGAGGTAGTAAAAGGAAATGTGTCTTTACATAGGATCGTGTGAATTTGCATTTGAACAAATTGGGGTAAACAATAATTTTCATTTTTGGAATAAATGAAAATAGTCAAAGAACTCGGAGAAGGAGGATTCGGCAAAGCTATCCTAGTTGAGAATAAGAAGGGAGAGCTATACGTTGTCAAGATTCCTAAAGGCGAGGAAGGTCAAGAACAAGCTAGACGCGAGGCTAATGTTCTGCGCCATATCAAGAAACACTGCAATCCTTATTTGGTCTGTGTGGAAAACATTCAGTTTCGCAACCACAAAGTTCGTGGCATTATGATACAATACATCCCCGGTACATTTGAGCTATTTAGCTATCTGCAAAATAATCATATAACACCAGCGATGAAGATGCTCATCGTTAAAAGGCTTGTTGAAGGTCTTTATGCTCTTCATAGCATGGGAGTTGTACATAGGGATATTAAACCTGATAATGTATTGATCGACCCTGAAACTCTTAACACACGTTATATCGACTACGGATCGTCATGCTTAAAATTTAACATACAATGTCAACGAGAACCTGCTGGAACGATCATATATATGTCTCCAGAACTGATATATGGAGATCTAACTCGTGTTCGTAAACCGTGGAAAATGTGTCGCGCTACCGATATTTGGGCATTGGGAGCGATGATAATGGATGTATTTTTTTTAGATCAGTCCCAGATGTTAATGGATTCGGAATTTTGGCTTCTGCCTCAAAAACGCGGTGAACGTGCCGATTCAAGACAGCGAATAATTAAAACCATTGCTGTATCTAGTCCAGAATGGATTAGAAGAAGAATATTCAAAGACGTAGTGCAGTGTCCTGTTAATGAGGTATTTTGTGATTTGGTCACTTATATTCTGCAAAATGATTGGGAAGATCGTCCTTCGGCTAAAGACATTTTGGGGTATATCAACGGACCGATGACAATGAAGTTTCTACGATTGTACTCTATCGATGATGTGCCGGATGATGATTACCCAAAAGCTTTAGAAGAGGTCGCACACAAGTACGCTCTAGAGGCTAGGATTTCGGAAAACACGCGTATCTTTCCTAACTTTTTTGGAACAGGTAACCGTAAAACTATATAAATGAGGGCATACGATTCCTACGGTTTCCTCCAAGACGTTGTTCCCTCCATCTCTGCCAGAAGCGAAGTGTAATCGTATCGATAACTCCATTATCGTAAATCTCTTCCACCTCTACCCTACACATTGGACATCTGGGAGAATAATAAGACTGCCTCCACCAAGATAACAAACAGTTACGACAAGAACTAGTATGATTACACGGAAATAAGCATGTGTCATGAGACTCTAGACACATGATACAATCGTTACTCTCGCTTTTGCTCTCGCTCCTTTCGCTTTCACTCTCGCTTTCACTCTCGCTCATACTCTCACTCGTGTTCTCACTAGTGCTCTCGCTTGCGCTTTCACTAACAACACGTTCTATCATTATATCTAACTCCGTTGCTACCTCTTCTTCAATAGAAGGATTGAAACTACGTAGGTCATCAGCTTTGTGCTGTCGACGATAATGTGGAGTAACTCTGCTCCTCTGAATCGGTAGATGACAGAATCTACATGTAACTGAAAACATATTTTATATTACAAAACAAAACAAATCGATCCTTCTGCTTGCAAATTTTTCCACAGATCATATATATGGTCTTTATCTCTTTGTGATAACTGTGGTGTCTTTTCTGACATTATAAACAATCCCATATTGGCGCGGTACATTCCTCCAATCGGCAATCGTAATGTAGACGGTTCATACTCAGCACGATTCCATTGTGAAAGGAGTCCTATCGAATCATACGCACAGGGTACAATAATATCTTCAAAACGGCCGTTAACCAGGTATCCATCATTAGACACGATCATACCCCGATAGGGAACCGCCCCACCCCATTTCTGAAATGGATAGCTGTTTTCAGTATAATGCGTGGTGCAACTAGCGGTGTTATTCTCCTCATTTACAATATATCGGTGCATATCGATGTGCAACTTTTCGAAATAGGGATAGTGATCTAGTATTAGAAATTTATCAGTTTCGATGCAACACTTATTAAGCACATTTGTACCGCTTGTGCTACTATGTGTAAAACAAACGTTTTGTAATGCTTCTACAACTTTTGTACAGATATTGAGCCATTCATCATCCGTATCAGCACGTACAAAGATATCTATGTCTGTATCTGTACCGATAGGGCCAAAATCAGGCAGGTTCTCGAAGTTTTTTCCATATCTTAGTATGCCGATTAATGTACCTTCAGCAGGCCACCATTCAAGTCTCTCTTCGTTGAGTGTATTGAACAGCTTCTTTGCTAATGAATTATAACTATGTCTGAATCCTTCATAATTTAGCATAATCTTACTTCGACAATACACTAAAAATAAGACGAATAAAATAACCAACATTATCAAAACAATGCTCATTTATTATCTTCATCACAATAAATGTCTAATTATGATCAAACAGGATGCTCGGACTGTGGAGCTAAAACAGATTATGCGCCTCTACAGGGTACCACATACAACGAGTGTGGTCCAACGTGTATCGACCGTAACAACAAGGAACGATCGGTTAAGGACACAATGTACTTCAACCATTTTGTTCAGAACAAGTCTTGGAATCTCAAACCCTATCAACCAGATTCACAATGGTTGAAACATACCTTTATGGAAAATAATAATCTGTGAACAAAATGTTAACTGTAAATAAAATGAACACAAACGAAAAACGAGCTGTTGGTTTATACGTCGTGTTGTCGTTATTGGCCATCGTGGTTCTGATCGTTCTGGTAGCCAAGAAGAAGAACTGTGGAGAGGGATACCGCAAATGTGTCTGTTCTCAGGCCGACGCAGGTCGTCGTCAAGTCTGTCAAGATACAGAACAGGTATGGAAAAACTATCAGAATGGCTTGACTGAATACGCTCCCATGCCTAAACATAGAGAATGGACCACCATTAGTCCCGGAGACATGGATTTTCCTCCCACCAACTGTCCCCATTATAAATCATGGGCGGAGTGGGACTTTGCCGGATTCGGTTCAGCATAATTTTTTCTTGCTTGTAATAAATGAGCGATAAACCGGTATACCGTGGTAGAGAATATTATTATCAAGACGACCATATGAATAGCAAAATTCAGCAACTTAAGACTAATTCTTCCCATGAGAGTTATCAGTATACTGAAAACCAGCCTTCACAAGGGCAGTTACAGTTGGATTCGAATTTCTCTCATCCAAATCAACCAAATCATCCATCGAAGGAAGAATATGATAGGTGGGCCGGCATTTAACTCACTTATATAAGTTAACTCCAACTTATATAAGCTGTGAACAGTATAAAAAATGAATTTATTAATTAACTTTTCCAAAACAAAATGACCATGAATACCGACCAAGTAAAGCTGTATTGCGAGACGTTGAAACCGGAATATCTAGACAAGAATATGTCTGAACGACTTGCCAGAAAAAGTGATATCACACGTGATATCTCACAAGAAAAGGCAGAGATGGAAATGAAACGAGTATCTGTCGGTTCATCGGGAGCTAGAAAGGGCGACGTGCTGATCGGAACACATGCGGGAACAAAAGATGCCGTAATAAGGATTATGAACAGAGATGTACCACCATCAAAAGGTATTCTCGATCGTATGAGAGCCTTTCCCAATATCTGGAAGCAGTTTTTGATCAAACTAGGTGGGATAGAGTTTTTCTCCAACATGTCCGTAAAAGGTAGGGAATTGTGGCTGAAAATTAGCGAAAACAATAACGATTTTTTCGAAGAGAAGGATCAGCTTCAACTCCTTCAGCCCGGAACAGGTGATGCCAGCAAAAAACAGGGTAGTATTTTCGTCGCATATCTTCCACCAAACGTGTTGGACGAAATGATGTCTAGCGAATATTTGTATCCGTCTTATATTAATGACACTGTTATCGAGTATACCGGCAAGACATCGACGCTGGCTATTTTGAAGACGTTTTGGAAAATCTCAACCTCGTATAAGGTAGTAACAAAGTTTGACGATCTAATTATAGATGTCGGAAAGGGAAAATTATTAAAAGGCGGAACAGGAGGCAAGAAAGAGATTCTCGTTGTTCCTAGCATCGTCAAGACATACGAACAAGAAAAGAAAGTTTGGCAAGTAAAAGATACCCAGGAGGTCGGATTTCGTGTCTCGAGAAAAAGGGTTCACCTGAGTAAGCTGAACACGAATAATGATCTATTTGAAGCTAAAACGAAGGGATTCACTGCTGGAGCTTACAAATCTTTTCTGCAAAAGCTGATTCGCTTCACCCCTGAACAGGTCGATATGGGTGGAAATGTATTAGTCAAGAGTGATGAATTGCTGGAATGGATTATTCTAACTCTGATGAAACATCCTGGCGCTTTTGTGCCAAATATTCAGCGATTTGTATCAGGTCTTGAATCATCAGCAAAACGTTTAGCCGTTTCTATCTATGAAGATAGCTCATTGCCATCAGAACGTTATCATCAGCTATTCTCGTTACTTTCTGGCGCACTGCTTGCACAGAGAGTAAAGGAGTGGTCCCCTTCTCAAAAGGTTATTGACGATTGGCTCGATGTTGCCAAATACGCTTACGAAACGCAGATCGGCAACATCGTCGACTATAAGAAGAAGGTTGGGGTGGAACCATACACGCTTGAGTATGAACAAGATATTCTACAAAGTTGTTCCGTTATGCTAGATGAATTAAGGAGTTTTCCGACCGATCTTGGATTGGCTCGCGGATGGGCAAGCAAAATTACCCAAAACGTCGCAAAATACCGTCCCAAAGTTATGCCTTATTATCATTGCATTGATCAACATTGGCTTCCGTCCATCGCATATTATTTTGATTCTGATGTTGTGAATGAGACTCGCAATGATATTAAGACGATCGGACAACCTTTTGCACCCCTATTTCACAAAATCTTTTTCGAGGTAACCGGTGTAAATCCTCGTCACATCAGAAGCAGTTACACGCCAGACTTTGAAGACCGACCGTTTGTTAAGGCGACAAGATATGCACAAAAACTTATACTAGCATCTCTCCAAATCGAAAAGAAGAAGCGTGCTACTATTTCGGAAAAGAAGTATGTCCTCGAATATGAGATTCCAGATTCGTGGCTATCAGGTCTTGTCGGTGTGATGAAAATAATGGTAAAAGGAGCTAAAACAATAGTCACATTAAAAACAGATAATCCTCTCGAATTTGTGGTAGCACGCGAACCTTTAGCTCGTCGTGGAAAAACATCATACAAACCTCTTACCGCACAACAGGAAGAAGAAGCGATCGATGTTGCTCGCAAACGCCTAACCAGTGGACTACCACTAAGCCAAGCCTCAAGTCCAGATAGCAGTCTGAAAGGAGCGAGTGTTTATCTAGTCACCGAAGACGACGAATCCTACTATGCAATCAGATATGAGGGCAGTGATGAACTTGTAGAGTGGGAAGTAGCACGCCATGTCTCAATTTCATTTCCTATTCATTCAAAGATGAAGCGAAGCATGCGAAAAGCTATCCTATACATTGGAGACGGAGTGGAAGAGAATTTTCTTCAAAAAGTAGATGATTTGTTTGAAGATGTTTCCAGGCATGTTTTACAACGGGTAGTGATTTATATCACAACAGCAAATAGCAAATTTGAGATGAACAGAATCTCTCGCGAGGGAGGTAGTACAACAAACATGTCGGTTAATCTCGATGATGTAAAGGTGCACCAACTACTTCTTCAACTCAGTACAATCATTCCGGGAGGATTACGACCGGCAAATAATACCACTGCCACTTTTGTAGTTCCCAATGGTCCACTGTTGTGGACGATACGTGAACATCTACAACAAAAGTTGTTCGGAAAAATTTCTTCCAAAGACGTTGAGGGATGGAAGCAGATGAGATTTCGCGACATAACTCGTAAGCCTTATGAGTACCAAGTCACTGCATTACAGGATATGATCAGTAATCATCAACGTGGCATGCGTGGCTCGTTTTTATGGCTTCTATTGGGTTCTGGTAAAAGTAGAATAATTTTGAGTTATCTTCGTTGGCTCAGAAAGAATAAGCAACTGCCCAAGTACATTATTTATACTCTCCCACCCGAATCAGCCATGTCGATCATCGAAGAAATCAAGTATTTCGACATCAAAACCAATGTGATGATTCCTCTCAAAAACATTAGTAAAAAGAAGGAACCTTTTCTCAAGGTGGGAGTATCGGTTACGCAAGGTTGTGAGCCAAAACCTTACCACATCAACCTCATTTTTCATGATCATCTCAAAAACTGTCGAGACGAGTTATCCATGTATGCGGGAGATAGCGTGTTTATCTTTGATGAAGTGCATCTGTTTCTGAATCAGACGTTAAGAACTGGAATGGGTATGAACCTTTCTCGCCTTGCTCGAGAGTTTATTTGCCTAACCGGTACTCCCATTGTTGATAATAAGACTGAAAAGCTTATCGGATGGCTAGAACAGATTGTACCCTTTGAAGTCAACAAGCGTAACTTTTGGACGGCCGCTAATAACATGATTGCAAAAGAGATCACTACCGGCATCAGAACAGAAACCACTAATGTTGTAGCGCCATTTGATGAAAAGGAACAGAACGAATACCAAAAACTCGTTCCTCCTGCTTTGGGCGGTAGCAATACAAATCCTCACAGCCGAGATTGGCTAAGAGCCGCTGAAATCTGTTACAAAGCGTGTGATCGTATGTTTGTGCGTCTTACTAAAAAGATGTTGAAAAAGGAGCGGGGAGTTATGATTGTTGTTCGCAACCTTAAACATCAGAATAGAGTACATAAACTATTACTACAAAACACAACGTTAACCGAGAAGGATATATTTTTAATTCAGGGTGATAAGAGTATCTTTCTTACCGACGAAACTGTAGAGTCGGGGCGTACGCCGGATTACAAAGTGGTTATTGTACCAAAGAATAAATCTCAAGGTTACACGCTGACACGACTCAGTGTCATGCTCACATCCGTCTATCCCAGCAACACCGCCACACGTGACCAGCTTCGAGGTCGTATTAATCGTGTCGGACAAAAGGTTGAACCTGTCTTGTACAAGGTGGTTCATATTGGAGTTCTTACCTCTATTCTGGAAAACCATAACAAGGCTCGCAACCTTCTCCAAGCATTACAATCGGTGGCAAAACAGATCTAAATTGTCGTATAAAAATTCCTATCTAAAATAAAATGTCAACGACAGATTTTAGCATTTATGTTGATACATACTTGGCCAATATCATTAACGATCTTGCCAGTCAGATTGAATCTGCCGGGGTTAATTTTGACTCTTTAGCAACCATTTCTGATCCCCAAGACAATGATGAGCTTCTCATCTATGATGTGTCTGTATCGACTAATAAGAAGATAACTAAGGCTGCACTCATTCAACAATCTGCGCTTATAGAATCTCTGAATAGTCTAAGCTTAACCGGGGGAGAAATGATCTACGCCGCCAGTTCATCTGCTTTTGCCAAGACTGATGTTACACAAGCGTATGGAAGAAGCTTATTGACCAATACGAGTGCCTCTACAACCAGAAGCTCCCTCGGTCTGGTGATAGGAACAGATGTACAGGCTTATAACAGTAATCTAGACAGTCTATCATCTGCAACCATTTCTAGTTTCAGTTTGACGTCTCTTTTACCCAATACATCAGCAGCTAATTTAGCCACACTCATCAGTGCGGTCACATACGATAGCTCGACAGTTGATAGACTAACCACATGGCAAAACATCTCTGGAAAACTACAGAGTACCGATGTGACTGTATCTGCTGGTGCTATGTCTGGTGTTACAAGCATTAACACCAGTCTTACCAGCACTATCATGTCCCAACTAGGCAATATCGGACTAACGACTATTAACTCCACACAGTGGGGATATTTGGGAGCAACTGATCAGAGTTGTACAACTACTGCGGATGTCACATATAATTCTCTTAATTTGACCACAACCATAACCGCCGCGGGAGGAGTATTTTCCGCAAATGTGAATATGAGCTCAAATAATATTATTAACGTGGCTAATCCTATTAATGCGGGTGATGCGGCTAATAAGACTTATGTCGATAGCGTAGCTGGAGCAGGTAGTGTCCCAGCAGAAGCAGCACGGTTGGGTACGACTGCTAATCTGGCTGGTTGGACTTATAATAATGTTGGTGGAGCTAGCGGAAGGGGCTCTCTCACTGCTGGTAGCAATGGAGCAGTTTCTATAGACGGTGTCGCTGTTGTTGTAGCAGATCGTATTTTAGTCAAGGATCAGACCACTGCACTTCAAAATGGTATTTATGAAGTTCAAGCCACTGGAGATGTTTCTAATCCAGGGATTTTCGAGAGAACCACCGATTTTTATCCTGGAGTGGATCCCATTACGAGAGGGTTATTTCTTTTAATCACAGATGGAACTATTAATATTAGTGATGGCTATATCTTGGTTGACACAGTAACTACGGTGGGGGTCGATCCTGTCAATTGGACTCAGTACAGTGCTACTCCTACAGCCGGTAACGGTTTAACACTATCGGGAGGAACTCTAAATGTTAATACGGTTGGAACAACTGGTAACATTTATGTTAACGGAAGTAATCAGGTTGATTGTCTGGTGCTGGAAGCGGTACGGTAGTGATCTTTGGACTTTACCATAACGGAGGAACACTGACCCAAAACTTGATAGATATATCTGGCGGATTGTTAATTTTTCAGGAAATGATTGCGTATGCGGGAGCATGTAATGCTGTTATTAAATACTCAGGGGCGGCTAATCTTCAAGGACAGGTCATGCAGTTAGCTTCTAACGCAACTTATTCTTGTACAGATATGTTAAATTGTTCCTCAACTGGAGAATTAGAAATCGATAGCTGGATAGTTAGCGATAACTCGCCAGCTACTAACGGTTTGCATATCACCGGCGATGGTGTAAACTTAGCTTTTTCTGGTACTCATTTTCATACGGCCAGTGGTGGTTATGATATACTAGTAGATCCAGCTCTTACAGGAACAGGAAGCCAAATTACTATCATAGGAGAGCTGATAAGAGATAAGATAAGTGTACCCAGTGGTTATAAATCAACTGCTGTTTTTGTTTCTGCAGCCATTGATAAGGGTACTAATAATGATGTTTCTTATGTAATCGATGGCGAGACACAGATAGGTTCTGTTGAAAATCCTTCTGAACTTGCAGTGGGAGAAGGGGACTCTATTGTACAAAATATGTTTGTATTTAGCTACAACGGTTCCACCTATACTGATAACACGACAGCTGCCCGTTCGCGAACCGGTTCAACCTTTCCTCTCTTTTCAGCTGTGACAGCCGGAAATATTGCTTACATTGGTAATTCGGGAAGGCAGTTTCCAAGTATGAAGTTTAATATTTCCGGTACAGCAATGGCTATCGGAGCCGGAGCCATTGTTTTGGAATACTGGAACGGAGCGTGGACCAGCGTTCACTTTATGGACACTCTGGCAGATTATCCTTACACACAAAACGATGGCACGCTATTAGCAACTGTTGCTGACCATCAGGTTAGAATAGACACGAGTATTCTAGCCACGTGGACAACAACTACGGTTAATAGCCAATCAGGTTATTGGCTAAGATTTCGCATCACCTCGGATATCACCACAAGCGTAGTACTAGAAAGGATTAAACTCAGTACCAATCACACAGAAATTAACAGGGACGGTTTTATGGAGTCTTTTGGAAATGGCGAGGCTACTAGTAATCTACGAATAGGAACAGCATATCTATCTCGGGGAGCTCCTTCCTCTTATTCTCTCAACGTCTCTTCCGGCATATCCAGTCTTACAAGACCTTATTCAGAGTTTAACAATAGCTCATTTGACGGTCATGCTTATGTGGTTAATTTAGAGAAGGGTATTGATACGTCAAGAGCATTTACTCTGCAGATTCGTTGGGCTCCCACAACCAATAACGCTGGAAATGTGGAAATAACCTTTATACACACAACAGGAATTACCACCGGTGATAATGTCGATGCTGGAACAATAACTCAGACCGCCGACACAAGCATCACTGCCGTCACCTCATCAACCATCGGGGTATTATACGAAACAAACTTTACCTTTTACGTTTCATCTCTGTTTCCAAATCAAAATCTGATCATAGAGGTTTCTCGAGATGCTCGTTCCAGTAATCCCAATGATACCCTTAATGGTGGTATAGTTATCTTTGATGAAACCATTACCGTTTATCGTTGGAGACCGTAAAGTCCATTTAATAATACTATCACCACAAATAAAATGCAATGGCTTCAGATTCTTCTCATTCTTATCGCGATTCTATTCATACTAATGTTAGTCGTTAAGAGATTTGCATATTTCAAACCTAGTTATGAGTTTCTAGCTCCTCGTGATAACTACAAAGACATTTACGAAGGTAATCTGCATGCCTGGTACAAGAAAGGAAAGAGTGGAAAAGTTATCCTTTTTTGTCATGGCAATGCGGGAAATCTGTCCTACCGCCAGGATAAGCTACAACAATTCAGTAAGATGGGGCATTCAGTTTTAATTTTTGATTATAGTGGCTTTGGACGGAGCAAAGGAATTCCCAACGAACAGTTATGTTATAACAATGCATGCATGTTCGTGGAATACCTTGGAATTCTCGGATATGAGAAACAAAACATTATTCCCTATGGAGAAAGCATGGGCGCAGCTGTGGCTTCGTATATCGCTAGAAGATATAACCTACCAAAGTTGGTCATCGATTCTGGTTTGCCGAGCATAAGTAAGCTGATTCGATCATGGAATATCTTTCTAATCATATTTGTTCCCATCTTTACTGAGTTTAATACTCTGAAATATCTACAAGGATACAAAGGGCAAAGCTTGATCTTTCACTCTGTTCATGACGAGATAATACCCTATGCCTTAACGAATGAGTTTCAACATCTCGCAACAACTTTTATCAGCACCAAAGGATCACATAACGATCCCGAAATTCCTTGGGAACAGATTAAAGATTTCATAAATTGAAAAATATAATCCTATTCCATTTTAATCATCAAAATGGAAAATCTGGTTAACGATTTATCTTGTCCTATTTCTCTTGAGTTGCTACAAGACCCCATTCGCGTTCGGTGTTGCGGTAAGGCATTCAGCCGACAATCGCTGATCGATTACAACTCTCGACGCTGTCCTTCATGTAACGGTGAAATGGGAATTGATCCTGCCACTGTAGAACGTGATATTATGCTTGCCGGCATGGTTGAAACCATACAAGGCCGTGTTCCTGTTGTCGAACTCAAGGAACACCGGTGGAGTTGTGACGTCACTAAGGTATCGGATAGCACTGACATGTGCGAGGTCAAACTTTACGTTGAGGATGCCAAGTTTTCTGTACGTCCGTGTCTATTTATCGCAGTGGTAGACTGTTCGGGATCGATGAGTGGTAATCCTTACAAGCAGGTGTTGACTGCTTTGCGACACATTTATCACCTCTCTCAACATAACTCATCGGTCAAGTTGATGATGATTTCTTATGAGAGTAGCGCCAAGATTATTAATACGCCTGAAGAGTATAAAATCTGTGGTGGTACCAACTTTCGAGCAGCTTTTGAAGCTGTTAACCAACTTTTATCTCGTTACATTTGCTCTGATGAGAATAAACACGCCGTGAACAATGTTAGCAGTGTGACGATTGCCTTTCTAACCGATGGCCAAGACCAATCCTATAATCGAGAACGATTGGTGCCGGAGTTTCGCGAGATGTTAAGACGCAGGTGGGGCGACAATCCGCTTTCTGTTCACACTATTGGCTTTAGCAGAAATTGTGATCGCGACCTGCTAGAGGGAATGAGAGAATCGGGCAACATTCCCGGCACCTTTCGTTATGCTGAGCCGGGAGAAAACGATGACGAGCTATGTAACAAGTTAACCGGCGTGTTCAACATTGGTAGCCAGTCTAGTACTGTGCCGATTCGTCTTACTATTAACGGTGAAAGGCAAGATATTCGCCTCCCTGTAGATAGTGAAAAATACGGTTGTCACTCATTCTGGAAAAAGTTCGATTCACCTCCACACATTACCGTTTCTTCTCAGCATGATAATGATACAGTAGTTCCGGTAAAGTTTCATTCTCCTTCGGAGGTTGTTTTGGAGAGGTGGTTGGCAAAGTTGACTGATCAACTCGCCTCCACTGTCCTAGAATTTTCTAACGGCTCATTCACACCGAACATCAAGGAACTATGGTGTGCACTTACCAACCAAAAAATCGAAACACTGATGGATATCACTACTGAAAGCTCATTAACAGAAAGATTGACCTTTCTGAGTCAACAGGTTTCTGCGCTTTCCAACGGTGAGCTTATCAATGTTGGAAAACTAAGTGATCTGCGATTTGGTAGCATGTTTTCAGATCAAGTACCACCACTTCCCCAGGTTCAAACTGTTTGTCCGCAACCATCTAAACCCAAACTTACACAGGAAGCCTACAATGAACAGCATCTTCCCCGCTACAATCGTAACAATAAGGATAGTGGAAGAAATGATCTTCAAAAGGCTATTACTTCCTTGGAATGTAACAAAGTTCCAGATAATCTCAAGGCTCTCATTCAAAATGCCACAATGGATGATATGATGCATGTCGATCACGATGGTAACAATACCCTTCATCTGACTGCTTACTGCGGTCATAGCGAAGTGATCAGGGAACTGATCAAAAGATTTCCCGATCTTCCTCTCGACACTCCCAACCGTCAGGGAGAAACAGCTGTTACGATAGCGATCAAGAAACGCGGTTTTCACTTCACACTAGGGTTTCTACTAGATGCTGGAGCCACTTTACCGAGACGTAAATCGCTACAAAGGTTTGCAGTCGAGAATGATTACACTATCACCGCCGAAATTATTAGTGGCATGGGAGAAACTTCTACCACGGTTGATCACAGCATGAAGCTTTCTTACGTGAAGTTTACCTATCAGCGAGCGATGAAAAGCGGAAAAGAGATCAACCCTGAACAGTATCTGGACGTATTTCTAGCCAAGGGAGATAAGGATATGGCTGAAAAGATGATCGTTGAACACAACGCGCAAGCTACTGTTGATATGCTCAATGATTATTGTATTCCCAAGAAGGCTGATGATCCCGAAACCGATAGGTATTTGGAGTTGGCCAAGTTACTTTTGTACCATTTTCCTCATTTGATTCATGAAAAGAAGAAACCCGATATGGAAACTCCTCTCCTCACAGCCTCTAATCGAGGAAGTCGACCTCATGTTAGATACTTTTTGTCTCTGGGAGCTAAAGTGGATGAGCCGAATGAGAAGCTAAATACTCCTTTGTGGATCGCTACTTTCAAGCGTTATCCTTGTATCATCGATGAACTGTTAGATGCGGGTGCTGATATTGAAAGAGCTAACGAAAAGGGTAATCGGCCTATCTATGGAATCTGTGAACGTGGTTCAGTCAAAATCGCTGAAAAGCTCATTTCTCGTGGAGCTGACATCACTTACAAAAATATTAATGGTGATACAACAATTCTTCTCTGCACGCGTAACGGTCAACACGAGACTCTCCAGTTTCTACTCAACTATGTAGATGAAGAGTTTGTCAACTTCAAAGCACATATCGATGGTTTTAATGCCATTATGGCGTCAGCTGAACAAGATCGTCCCGAATGTATGCGTGTATTGTTCGAATACGGTATTGATCTTAATCAGAAAACAGATTCGAATAACGAGATTATCGCTGATGCTACTCCTCTTCACATCGCTGCTTACTATGGTCGAGAAGAGGCTACTAAAATGTTGATCAAGCTTGGGGCCGACCTTAATGTCACTGATGCACACGGACAAACGCCTCTTCATACTGCAGTAATTCAGGGGCATATCGGTGTGATTAAGAGTCTACGCCGAGCAGGAATCGATCAGACAGTGGTCGATAAATACGGAAATCGCGCACAAGCTTATTGTCGTAATCGAAAAGACATTCGACGTGTCTTGGTTGATCCTGCTTTAGATATTATAATGAAACTTTCCAAGGGAGGATTCGATCGAGAAGAAAATGTTATCGCATGTCAGCTTCTTCGTGATCACACCGGTGTGGAGGGCTGTTGTACTCCGGCCTCTGCAATCGATATTCTTGGAGATGATGGAACCACACCGCTAACTCAAGCTGTTATTCACTCTAATTTCGACGTGGTACAAACTATGGTCGATCTTGGTGCCAATATTTGTCAGGCGCAGTTTTGGGCTTCGGTAGTTAATAATCCCCGTATCATCAAGATCGTTGGTAAATCTGATACCGATTTGAGCCTAATACGTAGATATTCTAATATTCTGTTTTTGGGACGACCGCCAAAATATACACCGTCCAGAACTAACACTATCGGCGTAAGAATGTCCGATTTGGCTAATGCTGTGGTGTATAATGAAGACTATGCACAGATCTGGTCCAATCTGATTATGCACAAGGAGCAACCAAGGTTCAGGTGTGATTATCTAGAGTTAGATGAGCAAACGGTATGGGATGCGCGTGTGCATCTCATCTCAGTGTTTGGAAAACAAGATTCATTGAAACATCTCATCGATCCGTCTCAAGCGATGGCGATCACTTTGTTCACTAATAATGTTATCGTACCGCGATCGATCAATGGTGTACTTCTCGGCACTGAATTGATCACAGAAGAGGTCAAAGAATACACTAAACATCTTTTCTCTGCTCTGCAAAGTCTTCCTCCTTATGTGGGAGAGGTTTTTATGGGAGTTGACAAAGTTGATCGCCGTTTATTCGAGATTGGTCAAGAGTTTTGCTGGCCACGATTTGTTTCTTGCAGTACACTGTGGAGAGTGGCAACTGAAAACTGTCCCTCATTCACCACGAAAGCTAAGAAGGGTACCATTTTTGCGATCAGATCAAAGACCGGACGCTTTGTTGGACAGTACTCTCAATTTGGTTTTGATGCTGAGGTATTGTTTCTTCCCAGAACCAAATTTCGTGTCAATAACTGGTACCGGGGAGATGTGTTTGCTCTCGGACAACCCAATATTCGCGAACATACCTTTAGTCTGGAGGATGAAGATATCGAGAGATTAAGACATAGCGAACGAGCAATGATCATCGAACTGGTCGAGATTTAAAAAGACAGGATCTGAAATTAAAATGACTGAGGTTATGCTTGACTTAGAAACTCTTAGTGCTCGCTCACACGCTGCAATTTTAGTGATCGCAGCGGTAAAATTCGATCGACATGCTAAACCAACTGAGTTGGAGAAGATGGATAAATTTTACAGAAAGATAACTATTAATTCTTGCCGGGAATGTGGAATGCACACCGACCAACGCACTGTAGAGTGGTGGAAAAAGCAGAGTAAAGAAATCCGTGAAGAAGCGTTCGAGGGAGAGAGAATCACTCTAAAACAAGCATTGGACGAGTTTAGTAAATGGTTTCAAGGTTGCGATAAGATTTGGAGTCAAGGCGCATCTTTTGACGTTCCCATTCTTACAGAAGCATACGAACGATGCAACAAAGAAATACCGTGGAAATTCTGGAATATAAGAGATACTAGAACGATCTATGATTTGGCAAATCTACATCCGTGGAATCTGCCAAAAGATAAGGAACATCATGCGTTGTATGACTGCTGGCGACAAGTATGGGGTGTGAAAGAGAGTATTAAACGATTAAATTGAATTTTAATCCTGTAATTATATGATACAGAAATGTGTATCATATGTGAGGGAGATGAGAGAGATTTTGATGTATTTTCATCGATTGATTGTAGCGGTTGTACCAATCTAACAAAACTTCCTATGCTTCCAAAGCTTATTAAACTTGACTGTGATGGTTGTACTAACTTAACAGAGATTCCCATACTTCCAAATCTTGTCGAACTTCATTGTTATAATACTAATCTAACGGAGATTCCTGTGCTTCCAAATCTCAAGGAACTTTATTGTGTTGGATGCACTAACCTAACAAAGATTCCCGCGCTTCCAAAGCTTACCAGACTTTCTTGTCGACTTTGTACTAACCTAACGGAGATTCCTATGCTTCCAAATCTTACTGGGCTTTCTTGTCATAGTTGCCCTAATCTAGCGGAGATTCCTATGCTTCCACAACTAATTGGACTTTATTGTGGTAATTGCACTAGTCTAACGGAGATTCCTGTGCTTCCAAAGCTTGTTACACTTTACTGTGGTGGTACTAGTCTAACGGAGATTCCTGTGCTTCCAAATCTTGTTACACTTCAGTGCAATTCTATCACTGGTATAACAAAGATTCCATTGCTTCCAAAGCTTACTACACTTTGGTGTTGGAGTTGTACTAGTCTAACAGAGATTTCTATGCTTTCAAATCTTAGGGAATTCTATTATGGTGATTGTACTAACCTAACGGAGATTCCTGTGTTTCCAAATCTTACTGAACTTAATTGTAGTGGTTGCACTAGTCTAACGGAGATTCCTGCGTTTCCGAAACTTACTGAACTTAATTGTAGTAGTTGCACTAGTTTAACTGAGATTCCTATGCTTCCAGAACTTACTAGACTTAATTGTAGTGGTTGCACTAGTTTAACTGAGATTCCTATGCTTCCGAAACTTACTATACTTAATTGTGAAAATTGTACTAGTTTAACTGAAATTCCTACGCTTCCAAAACTTACCTTATTTTGTTGTTGTGGGTGTACTAGTCTAACTAGGATTCCTGTACTTCCAGAACTTACTGAACGTCACTGTGATAACTGTCCATGGATAGGGCCCCGAAATTCATCCTTCGACTCCAACGTAGAGAAGTTAAAACATCTTCAACGCTTTTGTAGAAATAACCTTAAGTACTGGCGTTTTGGTAGATGGATAAAGACAAGAGGGTTTGCAGAATGGTTCTACAGTCCGAATCAGTGGGGTGGGAGAGCGTGCAAGCGAATGATAGAAAAAGAGATTGAAAATTGAAATTTCTCATATTCTCGAAAATATGAGAAAATGTCAGGTTGTGCATGTAGTGTAGACGATTACAATTATTTTATTATCCCGTGTTTGCATTGTAAAACTTCATATTTGTGTGCAGGAGGTTGTTGTACTGTATGTAAGATATCTTTGATTTCCTGCGAATACTGTAAAGTAACGGGAGGTATGTGTCTATGTATTCCGTGGCTAGTGTGTACCAAATGTGCCGGCTTATCTTTCTGTAACCCAAATTGGCCTTGTTGTAATAGCAATCCGCCAAATCGACAAGCCATAATCTAACCAAATGTAGGCTCTCCCGTATATGCACAGTAGAGAAAGCCATCGTCACTTTTATGTTCGTGATAAAGAGTGGATAGTAGGCTACTTGTTGCCGGTAACATATTATTAACAAACATGAATATAGCTTGCTCTGGTCCCAACTTAATTCGCTTTCGAATAACGTATACAAACTGACCGACCGTCATATCACCAGGGACAAGAAACTTGCTCTTGTCTAGCTCCGGAATTTCTCCTACCTTTTCATGCTTCTCTATGATCACGGGAACACGGTCAGGATACTTAGCCAAAATTCTTCCAGCTTCTTTCTTACGTTCTTGGAAAGGATGTGTTGCCTGAAACTTAAACTGATGCATTTTATTTAAAACAAGATGGTTTTAAATATTTTACTGGTACTGATGGTACATGGGTCCAGTCTGTTGAGAATAGGATTGTTGAGGCTGGGAATAAGTTTCGGGAATGGTTTGTCCATGTCCTACAGGTCCATGGTTACGTAGTGCGCTACGACTGTACTGTGGTCCAACATTACTTTGGTTTCCCGCTCCTCCCTGTAAAATTTGGAGCAACTTTGCTTCAACCGCCTCCAGATCTCCTCCCACAACCTCATCAACTTTGCGCCCTTCAACGATGAAATGGAAAGACGGCACTCCTGTGATGCCAGGCGTGAGTTTCTTCTCAAGATTTTCCTTTACCAGAATACATTCTCCGACCTTGTTATACTTAGCTCCCAAAACTGAATAATCGGGAGCGATTTGTCGACAAGGTCCACACCAATCAGCATAGATGTCGATCACGACAACGCGATTTTCAGAGATAATCTGATTCTTGTGTTGTCCGTTAGCAATCTCAACTACAGAAAACTGATCAGTATTCTTCTCGGGTTGAGCTCCTAGTTCACTGTAACTTTTGTACATGGTTTATTAAGCTTATATCTCCTTTTAAGTTAAATTGAAAAAATAATCAAATCGGTAGAAAATTTCGTCATGAGCAAGAGAAAACTTACCAAAAAGGAGATTAGGAATGTTTTGTCTTTTATTCAACCGTCAGAACATATTCCTTCTGAATCTTCTATCGCAATGTGTAAAAATATCATCAAACAGCTGAAAACTCAGCTAAAGGCTATCACAATATATCCCAAGTTGATTCCGAAGCTGAAAAAAGAGATTGAGCAACAATTTTATGCCACACAGATTCAGCCTGGAGAGTGCGTTGGAATTATCGCTGCTCAGGCTAACGGCGAGAAACAGACACAGGCTAATCTGAACAGTTTTCACAAGGCAGGAAGTTCTGAAAAACAACCTGTCACATCAACATTTTCTGAGTTACTGAATGCTACTAAGAAGCCGAAAATTCCATCATGCATGGTTCATTTTCGACATGGTAACAAAACAATCACACAATTGCGAGAGACACTCGGTAGCTCACTTGTACAACTTACTCTAGGTAGATTGACCAAAGATTACGAAATCTATGTAGATAAAACGCCAGAACCTTGGTATGAAACATACAAAGTATTCGAGGGAAATGATTTCGAAGACTACACTGATTGTATCTCTTTTCAAATCGATATGGAACTTTTGTACATGTATAAGCTCACTCTGAAAGACATCGCTGATTTCATTTCTCAAGAGTATTCGGATATTTACTGTGTATACTCGCCCGATTGTTTGGGAAGATTAGATGTTTTCGTAGACACCAGAGAAATCGATCTTCCCGAGGAACAAAACATTTATCTTACAACTGTTGGGGCACGAGAAGCATATCTGGAAGATGTGACATGTCCAGACTTGATGGAAATGGTTGTCTGTGGTATACCTGGAGTAGAGAACATGTACTTTCTTCGTGACGCTAACGATTCATGGATGGTTGAACTAGAAAACATTCCGACCGCAAAATTGCCCGAATCGGTAGCACGATTTAAGAAGATTTTGGCACACCCATCAGTCGACATGACTAAAACTGTTTCAAACAATATTTGGGATATCTATCACACTCTTGGAGTGGAGGCTGTACGAGAATACATGATCGAAAAATTTATTCAGATCATGGATGGTATCAACGCATGTCATGTAATGATTCTGGTAGATAAGATGACACATGCCGGTTCCATCTCTTCAATCTCACGGTACACAATGCGTCAGGATGATTCTGGTGTACTTTCCAAGTGTAGTTTTGAGGAAACCTTGGATAATTTTCTAAAAGCGAGCGTTTTCGGCCAAGACGAACCGACGCAAGGAGTATCTGCATCTATCATATGCGGAAAGAAAGCTCCGATCGGCACCGGTCTATGCGATTTGAAAATGAACATGACAGCTTTGGCACAAAATGAAAATTAAACATACACGTATATGATACAGAAATGTGTATCATATGTGAAGGAAAATATGATGAGAATATGACTGACCTCAATTGTAGTGGTTGTACTAAGCTAACAGAGATTCCCATGCTTCCAAAACTTATTGAACTTCACTGCACTAATTGTACTAACCTGACGGAGATTCCCATGCTTCCACAGCTTACTAACCTTCATTGTAATGGTTGCACTAGTCTGACAGAGATTCCCATGCTTTCGCAACTTACTTTTCTCAATTGTTCCGGTTGTCATTTGACCGAAATTCCTATGCTTCCACATCTTACTGAACTTCTTTGTTGGAATTGCACTAACCTAATGGGAATTCTTACGTTTCCAGATCTAATCAAACTTTATTGTAATGGTTGCACTAGTCTGACGGAGATTCCTATGATTCCAAAACTAACTACACTTGATTGTAGTGATTGCATCAACTTAACAGAGATTCCTGAGTTTCCAAATCTTACTGGACTTAGTTGCTGTGGTTGCACTAATTTAACAGAGATTCCCAGACTTTCAAAGCTTACTGAACTTAGTTGCTATGCTTGCACTAATTTAACGAAGATTCCTAGACTTTCACAACTTATTATACTTTACTGTTGTGATTCTACTAGTTTAACGGAGATTCCTACATTGTCAAATCTTACTGAACTTGGTTGTCGCGGTTGTACCAACCTAAGGGAGATTCCCATGCTTCCACAACTCATTAAACTTTATTGTTGGAATTGCATCAATTTAACAGAGATTCCTAAGTTTCCAGAACTTACTAGACTTGAGTGTGATGGGTGTACTGGCCTAACGGAGATTCCCATGCTCCCGAAGCTTAGTGAACTTTGGTGTTCTGGTTGTACTAGTCTAATGGAGATTCCCACATTTCCAAATCTTATCCAGTTTTTTTGTGGTGGTTGTACTAGTCTAACAAAGATTCCCATGCTTTCACAGCTTACTGAACTTGATTGTAATTATTGTATTGGGTTAAGAGAGATTTCTACGCTTCCAAATCTCATTAAACTTTACTGTATCGATTGCACTAGTCTAACAGAGATTCCTGCGTTTCCAGAACTTACTAGACTTAATTGTAGTGGTTGTACTAGTCTAACTAGGATTTCTGTACTTTCAGATCTCACTGAACATCACTGTCATAACTGTCCATGGATAGAATCTCAAAATTCATCCTTCGACTCCAACGTAGAGAAGCTAAAACATCTTCAGCATTTCTGTAAAAATAACCTTAAGTACTGGCGTCTTAGTAGATGGATAAAGACAAGAGGGTTCGCGGAATGGTTCTACAGTCCGAATCAGTGGGGTGGGAGAGTGTGTAAACGAATGATAGAAAAAGAGATTGAAAAATGAAATTTCTCATATTCTTGAATATAAGAAAATGTCACATGAAGTTCTATTTATAGTCGATACATCTTATTCTGTCAAATCGTACATAAAACCGTACGTAGATGCGATAAACGGCATTGTCGGTATTCAGAAGCAACTAGCTCCGGATTCTCTCCTAACTTTCGTTACGTTTAACAAGAGTCACAAGTTTTTATGCACTAGAGAGAAAGTTACTTCAATACCGGAAATCACACCAGAACAGCTTAACTGTGATGGATTAACAGCTTTGTATGACTGCGTGGTACGTATTTTGGGTCGTTCGATGAAATTTCGGAATGTGATCCAATCGATGCCACCGGTGTGTATCATTTTAACCGATGGCGAAGACAATTCTAGTCGCTATGTGAGTGATGGCCTTTGTGCTACCCAAATTGCACTTGCTAAGAGTGTCGGGTACTATTTTATCTTTCTGGGCACTACCAAAAAGAGCGTGAGAATTGGAAAACAACTTGGATGCCAATCATGTATTCTGTATCAACCAACCCAGTCCTCATTCGAGAAGGTGGTTTTTTCCATCAGAAAGATGTTCCAAAATCCGGCCTCTGTGGATAGAGAATTGGATCTGCGTGATCTTACTGAATCTATGCACGAGATGAAAATCTAGATGAGTAATTAATGCTGATGCATTAATAATTCTTCTCTAATAAATGAGTCAAGACGCAACACTCGGATTTTTTATCGAAAGTCCTTTAGACAACGCAGTTAAAAACGTTGATGGCATTTCTATTCTTGATACAGGGTTTCAGTTTTCGGGATCTGATTCAAGTACGGGGGTGCAAAAATTTATCAAGGTGTTGGGACCGTCAGAAATATCTTTTAGGAACTATGAAATAACCTGGCCTTCTGATGTTCCAGTTGTTGGAGAGGCTCTGAAGGTTAGCGCCAGTTCGTATGATTCAACTGCAGATCTTCAAACAGTTAGCCTACGTTGGGGAACTGATGTAGGACTTTTTACTGAAGATTCTGCGGGAGCAGTGGACACTGATCATAATATCTATGGAGGAACTAACGCTGGTGGAAGCATAGTCACTGGAGTAGAAAACTTTTTTGCCGGTGTCGATGCGGGGGCTGCAAATACGACCGGTAATTCGAACATCGCGGTAGGAAACACTGCTTTAGCGTCCTCAACTATCCAAAGCGATAATGTTGCTATCGGTGTCGGTACTTTAACCACATCGAACGGCGGATCCCAAAATGTGGGAATCGGTTCAGGAGCTCTAGCAGCGTTGACCACTACGGATGACAATGTTGCAGTTGGTTACGATGCCGCCAGTGTAGGAACTCTAATGGCACAGAGTATTTATATTGGTAGTGGAACCAGATCATCTGGAACTGCCAATGAGATTGTTATCGGTTACGGGGCAACCGGAAAAGGAAATAATACTGTGCTACTTGGAAACGGATCGACCACTGATGTATATATCGGACAGACTAGTGCAACGTCACCTCCCAATCTAGTTTTGTTTGGGGATGATACTCTGGGAACTGATCATACTCTAAAGATTCGTTTACCATCCAATGCAGGACTTAACGCTGATCGATCATGGACTCTACCAGCTGCCGCTCCGACTGCGGGAAATGCATTGAAAGTCAACACCGGGGGAGCAGCGGCTATTTTAGAATGGGGACCGGGAGGCGCATTTGTAGAATCAGGAACCAACTCGATCTACTCTTATGGTGGCGGTAATGGAGGAACGGGAAACTTTAACTTTTCAGCTATCGATGGAGCGCTAAACAGTGCAACCTTATCCGGTGACAATAATATCGGAATCGGAAACGGAGCGGGAGGATCGATCACTACTGGAGCTAACAACATTGCTTTAGGAGCATCTTCCGATTGTCTAGCTACCGGCAGTAATCAGATTGCCATCGGACAGGGAGTTGTTACCACCACGGCAAACACAGCAATTATTGGCAATTCAAGTATCACCGATGTGTATATATCAGCAGGTAGTGGCGGTACACCAACGAATCTAGTTTTGTTTGGAGATGATTCCCTAGGAACTGATCATACTCTAAAGATTCGTTTACCATCGGATGTGGGACTAAACGCTGACAGAACATGGACTCTACCAGCGGCTGCTCCGACTGCGGGAAATGCATTAGTGGTCAATACCGGGGGAGCGTCAGCTATTTTAGAATGGGGGCCGGGTGGAGCTTTTGTAGAATCAGGAACTAACTCAATCTATTCTTATGGTGGCGGTAATGGAGGAACGGGAAACTTTAACTTTTCAGCTATCGATGGAGCACTGAATAGTGCAACCTTATCCGGTGACAATAATATCGGAATCGGAAACGGAGCGGGAGGATCGATCACTACTGGCGCTGGTAACATTGCTTTAGGAGCATCTTCTGATTGTTTAGCTACCGGAAATAATCAGATCGCCATCGGACAAGGAGTTGTTACCACCACGGCAAACACAGCAATAATTGGAAACTCAAGTATCACCGACGTGTATATATCAGCAGGTAGCGGTGGCACTCCAACAAATCTAGTCTTGATTGGAGATGACACTGTAACTGATCGTACTTTAAAAATTCGTTTACCATCAAATGCAGCACTTGTTGATCAGTCATGGACCTTACCAGCGGCCGCCCCGGTTGCGGGAAATTCATTAGTAGTCAATACCGGGGGAACAGCGGCTATTTTAGAATGGGGAGCGGGTGGAGCTTTCGTAGAATCAGGAACCAACTCGATCTACTCTTATGGTGGTGGTAATGGAGGAACGGGAAACTATAACTTTGCAGCTATCGATGGAGCGTTAAATGGTGCAACCTTAACCGGTGATTACAATGTCGGAATTGGAAATGATGCTTTACTTGCAACAACAAGTGGTTCTAATAATGTCGGAATTGGTTATCGTTCTCTTTATCAGGTTGCTACCGGTAGTTCAAACGTTGGAATAGGATATTTAAGTGGTAGTGTCAGTGATTTGACCGGAGCGGTTTGTGTAGGTCAAAGTGCCTTAGGAGCGAATTATTGTGTCTCAGTAGGCTATGCATCTGATACTTCAGGACAATATGGTATCGCAATCGGTAATGCCGCTGATAGTAACAGAGATTATACAATTTGTATTGGATATTCCAGTACATCTTCAGTAACAGTATCAACAGTACCAGCAGGAATCGCTATCGGTTCATTTGCATATACCGGTCTTGGTGCTATAGCGCTTGGGTGTGCGACTAATACATTATACAGAACATATGCAGCGGGACAAAGTTCAATCGCTATTGGGTGTGGAGGTACAGCAACAAGTCTTGGTGCACAAGCCACCAATACGGGAGCCGTTGCTGTCGGCGGATCGGTTTCTGCATCTGCTGGAGCGACTGCATCTGGTTTATATAGTGTTGCTATCGGTGCAGAAGCGAAAGCTAGTGGTGATGGTTGTATCGCTATCGGCTATACCGCGTCAGCTTCTATCGGTAATTCGATTTGTATAGGTTATACTGGTGGTGCTACTAAGAGTGGAGTTGTAGCTATAGGACAAACAGTAGCAGCACATCAAGACGGTGTTGTAATAGGAAATGCTTCTCTTACTTCTGGCGCAGGTACAGGTTCGATTGTATTAGGGAGCAATTCTCAGTCCGGAAGTTATGCAATCAGTATCGGAAACACGTGTGTCGCTACAGGATTGGCGGGAATCTGTATCGGATATAATTCTACCGCTACCGCAGCAGGTTCAGTTGTTCTTGGTACTGCTATAAATGATGGTCCGGGAGTAACAGGATTTTATGTTACACATGTTACCGCCGCGGCCAATAACGCTGCCAACTTTAACGGCAACCATTTATACGAAGTAGTGTCCTCAAGAAGATTCAAGACCAATATCACCACAGTAGTCGATGAGAACGACAGCAATTTTGATTCTCTCAATCCAGTAACATTTACATCGTTATGCGAGCATGACGATCCTGATAAAAAATTTATGGGTTTGATCGCTGAAGAGGTTGAGGAATTGTATCCCATTTTTGTCAATCACGAGGAAGATGGAGTAACCGCTTCGGGTATACAGTATGAAAATATGGTTTCATTGTTAATAGAAAAGGTCAAACGTTTGCGCAAGCAGAATAGAGATCAACAATCACAGATTGATAATATTATGCAACGGTTAACGGCACTGGAAAACTAAAAATTGAAAACCTTATTTCAAAAGTTAATCATGTAATTATGACTGATCTTACTGTCGAAGACTATTCAGAAAAGTGTATTGTTGTCCGTGGAAATACACAAAGCCATTCTGTTCAACTGAAAGCGCTAGGTGGAAAATTTGCACCATATCTTCGTAATGGAGGTCCGGGATGGATCTTTCCCAAGCGTGGAGAAGATGATGTTCTGGCTTATGTTTCTTCAGGAGTATCACCAAATCCTGAGGATAAGGGTGATGTAATCGACCAAATCGAAGAGTTATTTGCACGCATGACTACAAAAGAGCGATTGCGCTTTATCTCACGTGTAACATTGCTTGCCATCAACAAGAATGAACCTGAGCCTAAACCAAGGGGAAAATTTAAGCCAAAGTCATTCGCGAAGAAAAAGAATAAGAATGATGACGAGGTGGTTATTGTGAGTGATGACGACGAGGACGAGCAACCTCGTAAAAGGTTGCTTGGATAATGGAGCCTTATTCACATACGCTCTGTAGATGCATTGGAACTATCTGCGGACATGATTTTCTCCGCTGATTAGATCTACCTTGTTGAAGTATATTATATTTCTTGATTGTTTCACTCAAAGAGACTGGGGTTAATGTTTTTGCCTTTCTGCATATCTTTGAAGTTGATTGGTGTGATCTGATGTCCTTGAGACTCTTGCACGTCGAACCACATATGTCACATTCGTGAAACATTTTGCCACACTTAACACAAATATGAGTTGTTTTGATACATCTCTGACAGGTGTGCTTAGTCTGACACCCATCACACACATGCAGGCTATTCACAGTCTCTTGTATGTCATCGAGTTCATCTTCCATTTATTAGTTCCTTGATTTCCAAAATGAAATTAAGAACAAAATTAACATCTACATAGGATGGGTATAAAACACTTTTTTACATGGTTTAAACGAACGTTTGCTGACGACATTTGCAAGCTGAAACGAGGCGAAACATTTGAAGATCTTCAAGAAGAGACTATTTTGGACGAGTCAGTCATTATAGATAACCTTATGATAGATATGAATGGCTTATTTCACACCTCAGCACAAAAAATCTATCAATACGGAGAGTACAAACCACAGCAACGACTTCTTGGAAAACGATGTCCTCCTAAGCGAGGAAGCCTTCAAATGCAGATTAACTGCTTTAAGGATGTTTGTAACAGTATTGACAAGTGTCTTAACATTGTCAAACCTCGCAAAAGGCTGATTCTTTGTGTTGATGGTCCTGCGCCACTCAGTAAACAGAATCAACAGCGTCAACGCCGTTTCGTAAGTGCTATTGAGCTAGAAAAGGATAAAACGCGGAGTTTTGACAGTAACTGCTTAACACCAGGAACCAAATTTATGGATTATCTCACTAAATACATAGATTGGTACATTCGTAAGAAGATGTCCGAGCCTAACTCGCTGTGGACTGATATCGAGGTGATATTTTCCAATGAGAAAGCTCCTGGCGAAGGAGAGCATAAACTAATCAACTTTATTCGACATCATGGTTCCCCTGATGAATCTTACTGTATTCATGGTATGGACGCTGATCTGATCATGTTATCTCTCGGCACACATATGCCAAAGTTTTACATTCTACGTGAGGAGCCTCGTGATCCCAATTTTGAGTTTCATGTCATCGATATCGGCGGTGTTCGTCGTGCGCTATGTGATAAGATGTCATGGGGAGAAGGTAAGTTCTACGGTAGAAGTGCGATCAATGATTTTATCTTTATGTGTTTCACAGTTGGTAATGATTTTTTACCCCATATTCCGGGTGTTGAAATCATCGAGGGAGGCATTGATTTTATGCTCGATGTGTACAGGACAGTATGTCGAGAATACGGGCATCTAACTAGAGACAACGGTCGTGTCGTCTTCAGAAAGAAGGCTCTCGTTGCATTTATGGGTACTCTCTCACAATACGAAAAAGGTGTTTTAGAAGATAAGCTAAAACATAAGGGAGAATTTTTTCCCGATCCTCTTCTCGAGGATAACGCTGAAATGGTTGTGGAAGATGGCAAGGTACGTTATGAACTTGATATTGAACAGTATCGGGATGATTATTATCGGGCAAATCTTTCCGAATGTAAAGAACTGGAATCCCTTTGTCATGATTATCTAGAAGGGATGCAATGGGTTCTGGAGTATTATACTCGAGGAGTTCCAAATTGGAGGTGGCGTTTTCCGCATCATTATGCTCCCTTTGCTTATACGATCGCCGAGCACATTAAAACGTTTAAATTTTCCGTTTACGGACAGACGATTCCGACAGTTCCATTTGTACAGCTTCTATCTGTTTTACCACCTGCGAGTGCGCATTTACTACCGTTTCCACTGGATAAACTGCTGGCAACAAAGAACTCTCCCATTTCAGAATATTATCCTGAAAACTTCGGAATAGACTTGAGTGGAAAGCGGAGAGAATGGGAAGGGACCGTATTGCTACCTATGATTGACTACAATAAGGTTGAGAGAGAGTATTATAATCGTATTCAGCAGGTTGACCAAAAGGAACGTAGGAGAAATATCCTGGGAAAAAGTTTTGTTTATAATAGGCACCCTGACATGTGTTTTTTCCGCTCTTATTATGGAGACTTTCAAAGCAATGTTAGCACAGAAGTTATAGAGTTGTAAAGTTTTATATGTTTGACATATAAAAATTTCTATTTACTCTAGCTCGAACAACAGGAAAGTACAATCATGAATGTCCCCATAAAATCCTTCGTTACCCAAGTGTATCTCGTCGTTAGCCATCATACTGTGCCGGGGCTTGTATGGTGTCCACAAACAGAATACATCGTTCAGACAATACTTGGGATTAATTAGTTCGGTCAGCTCATCATCCGCTGGCTTCCACTCGCTAGGAAACTTTGATTTGGGCAGTCCACTGGGCGCCTCGTAATCATTACCATGGTAGACATCTTCTTCCTCCGAATAGTCATCGACTTCATACATCAACTCGCTAACTCCTGGAGCACTATTCTTTAGTTCCCATACCTTTGGATGGTACCAATTACGAGTATCATCTGTGCTGAGATTCAACCGCTCAATTCTCTTGGCAAAGGGTTTCAGTAGTTCGACCAGTCGGATATCCACACCCTTAAGTGCTTGATCACCCATGTAGCGATGAGTGCCAAAGAAGCCAAACCTCTTTGCTCCAAGCTTCTTAATCTTTTCCACCATATCGCTCAAAACGATCTTCTCATTCACAAGAGGATCAACGATCAGATCAAAGGTGATCGACACCCGGTACCCGGCACTGATTCTATTTACCTCATGAGGAATGTCATGGTCGAATACGAACAGGTTGATCTCATCCTCCTCTGTTCTAAACTTTTTATCTCCAACCCGCAAACCCCATTCTTCACCGCCAAGATCATCGGTGTCCCAGCTGGTGGCCAGTTCGACCACGGCAGTCATGTTTTGTCCCGGCGTGTGAGTCGAATCCATATGCTCGGCGAAAAAGTCTCCCGGACCATAGATAATGATCTTATGCGGCTTGAGTTCTTTGAGAGTCCCGGCATTCATCTTTTGAACCATTACATCTACCTTAGATGCACAATAGTTGAGAAACTCACTCGACCATTTGATCGTTGTTCCAGTCAGTTCCTTTGATGATCTAACCTTCTTATCTATCACGGTTTCCTTTCCTTTGCCAACTGGAGAGTCATCACCCAACGCGTAGAGAATCTTACATGCATCGTCGCTGAGATTGGCAAATACTGGAACACTAACAGAACACACACTACTACTTTCATAAACATGACAAATCAGGGGATTACATTTTTCGTCGTCGGTCTGCCACAGCCTCTTTTTCATCACGCCAATTCTCTCCGCAAACAGAGAGGATACTTTTGGATAATCGTAAAAACTTGTTGTCAAAGCCATTTCTACTTTAATTTCGAACGGAATTAAAAATTTCAATTTAGCGCCTTTTATATATTTGTGAACAACTAATCTTCATACGATGAGGCTCCTGTATAGCGTATCCCTTAGCCAGTCCATCATTATAGAATGCCGGTTTTACCAGTTCTTCTCTTCTGTTTTTGGCTTGAATGATATCATCAGGAAAACTATTGCTGGCGTCGACCATATCGGCAACAAAGTCTTGACCATAGACCATGTTAGGCTCAACGATAATGATCTTTGTCGTCGCTTCTGGTTCTCTTAGCACAGCTGGAATCAAGTTGTTGGCAGAGTAGGATTTACTGATTCCATACACGCCCAAAATCTTCTTCAGATTCTTTGGCACTTTACCCATATCTTTGTAGGGTATAGTGAGGGCGATATCGTCAACCCGAACAGACTGATCGAGTATGGAGTTGATAAAGGGTTTCAACTGGCTCAATTCCTTTTCTGAAGCGGTGAAGGAAACCACCACGCGATTCTTGTCAGCTTTAGGTAGTTTGTGGTAATTTTGTATGTAGTACTCAGAATCTCTCATATGCAATTGTAGATATCGAACTAATCCAAAATGAGCCAAAAACATGTATACTAGCATAAGAACTGACACAACTAATGAAAAGATAACCCAAGCTTTCTTAGCCATTTTTATTTATAACAAATACGATTATAATACGAAATATAAATGATAACCATTAGGCAGAACAACTATGTGCCTTTCAACAGCATAGAAAATTATAGTAACAAAGCAGTTGTCTATCCTGATCTATGTAGTGGGAAAATCATTGACCATATCTGTGCTAACTTGACCAGAAAATCTGTCACATCAATCTCTGTCGGATTAGCACAGCTGACGGGAAAGCTATTTCGCATCAAGCGTGAACAAAATCCTCCTGGTCCACAGGCATGTATATTCCTTACTAAATCTCGAATGACGATGACAAACCGGCAAACGAAGGAGAAAACAGTTGTGGATGGAGAAAAAGGAACAATTATAATTTTTGGTGGAATGTTTAGAGAAAAGTGGTTGTATAAGACGCCAAAAGCTTCGATCAACCTGTTCGAGCAAAATCCTCTCCCTTACATTTATCTTAGTGCGAATGAAAGAGTAAAATACGCGAATAAGATTAGAAGAGCCTTAAGGGATATTGAAAATCTTCCTGCATGGGAACAATGTCCTCAAAAACACCTCAAACTGGATGAACTCCTAGGAAAAGGAAGTTACGGCAATGTATACAAGACTGATGTCGATGATATGCGATTTGCTGTAAAGTTATCAAAACTCAAGCCTGAAGCTTTGGATAAGCCTTACAGTAAGTATGTTACATCTTGGTATGAGGTACACTTTTTACGTAAGGTTATTTTTCCCCTGATACAAAAAGATATCTGTCCTAATCTTCCTCTCATATTTAACACCTTTACGTGCAAAGAATGCGAACTGAATCTAGAAGATAAGCGTATTAACGTTCCCTGTGTAACTACGACAGTCGAACTGGCTACAGGTGATCTAAAATACTTTCTCCGTGAACTAAAGCCTGAACCGAATGAGATTTATTCAGCTTTATTTCAGGTTATGGCAGCTATCCATGCTATTCAAGTTCATGGGCAGATTATGAACTTTGATGTCAAAAAAGAGAATATCCTCTTTTACGATGTCGAGCCTGGAGGCTACTGGCAATATAAGATACATGGAAAAAGCTTTTATGTTCCAAACTATGGCAAACTCTTTATTCTGAACGATTTTGGTATCTCTCGTAGCATGTCGCCAAAGTTAGCTCTGTACAAAAGTAAAGACGACAAAACCTTTCGTCTTGGATCTAGATTCGCAATGATACAGGGGGGAAAGTTTGTCCCTCTACAAGCTTTTCAAGAACCCGATGCTAATGGTAAAATGGAGGATAGCTCCGACATTACATGGTCAGACGGAAGTAAAAGTAAAGGAGCGCAGTTTAGAATGTGGAAAAGTAGTGGAAAAGTTATACCTACTCCTATAGAGATAACTGATAAAATGCAGACATATTTGAAAAAGAAAGGAGGTACAGGAAACCCAGAGACGAGAAAATTTTTTCTCCAGCCTGAAGTAGTACCTCCATTTGAATTTTACAACGATACACAGGATGGCATCAGAACCTTCATCGGTGGAAAACGCACAACGCAAAAAGGGTATCACCGATTGTATCCGATCATTCCTAATAGCTTGGTCAAGCAGTTACAAGAATATAATGGCGAAGGAGAGGGAATGAAGGATTTCAAGTTTTCTACTGATCCGTCACAGGTTTTAGCGGGCTATTTTATCACGAGCTTCTTTTCAAAATATACTGAATACATGAAACGTCCTCAATCAGTAAAGTTAGCTACCTATTTTATATCGTAAATTTGGTTTAACATTTTATCTGGTATTAGATAAAATGTCAGCAGGAGGACTATCATATCATGGCGTCGTAGGACATACGGCTAAAGCAACATTACCCAGTGTTGAAACATGGGGGGCTAACATGAACATACTAAGGGATGGCCCTAAATCGATAACAACCAGGAAAATAGATAGAGTTGGCCAAACGTCAGAAATTACCCAAATGATTCAAGAGTCAGGTGATCGTGCCACCGATGCGATCAAAGTTTATGCCCGTGGAGTTAATCCCATGGTTGCTGTCTCTTACGGTAATTACGGTACGAATGGAGGTCAACGTATCGGCGGAACCAATGTAACATCACGTGGACAGGGTAATAGCGGTACGCAAGCTTTTCTTCCCTATAGAATTATGGACGGAGGAGCATTTCGTCCGCCTGCACGAGGACAACGTGATCTTCTCCCTCTTTCTCGCTTACCTCGTGTGTGGACATCATCTTTTACCCAGCCGGGTTTTGCCGACTTTTCGAAAAAAGCCATGTGTCCTGGAACAGCAGAAGATACTAAAGGAGTCAAAACTGATGCTGAAATGTTGAGAGCATGTGCTCGGCCCAATGCGACGTACAAGATCGAAACGCCGGTAGTTGAGCCTTTTGAGGTTCGTTACGTTATTAAGAATCCAACTCAAGTTGAAGGTTATAGTGGAATTAAACCTCAAGCTATTGTTCAGGTTCAAATGGGGGATGTTACACAGCAGATTCTCAATGAGCCTCTTCATGCACAAGCTGAAGCCAACTTTGGAACACGTCGTATGCAAAAGAATATCGAGCTATCACATTTTGATACTGAGAAGTATACTCATGATGCTCTAATAGCTCCAGCAGATTCTAATCTGTCTAGAAATATTCAGGTCACATCCATCGATGAGCTGTTCAATGTCGATACGAGTGGAATGATCAAGGAACCGATGAATATATCACATACAGTTCATCAAACTGGTTACAATAAATACAACTTCATTCACGATGATCCTGAACTGGAACGCCGACTACCTCAACACCAAGCTCGTACTAATATCGGTCAAAATATTTACAAACAAGTTGCCGATCGGGTTCAAGAACGAAACTACGTTCCGAACCGCCCATTTGCATTCGCTACTTCCAACCCAGGTGTTCGCGATCGTCAGGCTATCGACGAGATCACTAGCAGAGACTATAACCTTAAGCCAACCGTAAATCCGGGAGGTTATATGCCCAATCAGGGCAGGCCTGCAATCGATTATAATCAAGGCTTGCCACAATTTGATTTAGAACGTAGCCAATTACGGCAACGGGTATATGAGATGCAACAAGGGAGATATTGAAATGTATAATTTTTTCTAGTGTATACAATAAATGAACAAAACGGTGATTGTAAGTGGTCTATGTTTGAGTGCAATGGCTTTAGAACTAGTCTCGATTATTCAACCCAATTGGGGTAAAACTTCAATGAATATGCAGGGAATCTCTGCCAAGGCTAATTTAGGATTGTGGAAAAAGTGTCTTACTGAATCTGGTGCAGGGCAGAAAGCAAGCAAATGCCAACATATCCCCACAGGAGATAATAAGAACTTTCCTAAGCATAGTCTGGTGGCTTGTCGCGTTCTCTCCATCATGGGCGTCGTTCTCGTTTTTCTCGCCATGGTGTGCATGACTTTCTGCAAGATGCATAAGAAATTGCAGATGGGATTGCTAGCTTTAGGAGGTGTCTCATCTATCGTAGCTACGATAGTTTGGTCCGCTGAGCTTCTCAACTACAAGGATTCTGACGGTAAGAAGGTCGATCTTAAGCCTGATTATTGCTTGTTTCTCAATGCAGTCGGAGGTGTTTTGGCTCTCATGGCATCTGGTTATCTCAAATGGAGTAAGAAGTGAAGAATCTAATATAAAACATCGTTTTATATTAAAGACATGAGTAGAGAAAGGCTCGACAAAAAGCAGAGAAGATTTATATTCAAAAAATTAAGTACCATGTCTCATGCAGAATCCAAGGGAGAAGAAGTTAGTGTTCCCCTTGTCAAGGAGATTTTGGAGCATAGGTTTACCAGTGGCCCGGACATGAAAGCGGTTCTGTGCATGTTTGACACATTATTAGAGTCTTACAAGTGTAAAGGATTGTATCGTCTTGGCGTCAGTGTACAAAAATGGATGGGAAACATGGATAAAGTTAATGTAAAGAGCTCCCAGGGCCTAGTCTACTTTTCTGATATCAAGGGCATCCAAATTGTCATTAAGATACCCAAAAACGAGCGACAATACAGTGATCTGATCCGTGAATACTTCATTGGAGTCACCGCAGTGAATAATCTACGATACAAAGTTCCCAACTTCATGTATACTATGGGAGCTTTTATCTATCCACCCGAAGATAATTCATGTCCAGCATTCGTCGCGTGTGAAAAGATACCTGGAATAACATTGGAAAAAGCTATTCGAGATGCCAAGATTACTTTTGAAGAATTTTTAAATATCTACATACAGATTCTACTTGCTCTCGAAGTAGCACAACGCTCTTGTAGCTTTTGCCACTACGATTTACATATCAATAATGTCATCTTACGAACACTTGATAAACCATATTGTTACACAGTGGTTTTGAATGATCAGCGTTATGATGTTACTGTAAAGAAGTATCTACCAGTGATTATCGATTTTGGTATCACATCTGTAAAGTATGATGACAGAACGATCGGTTCTTATCAATATCACTCCTATGGGATGGAACACTATCCTATTCAGGGAGCAGATATGTATAAACTCTTGTTCTACAGTTACATATACGCTTCAGGAAACATGCAACGCCAGATTGGTAACCTGTTTTTATTTTATGGTCAGTATGATCCGTATAAAGTACTGGTATCCTCTAATGAAGATCTAAAATCTTATACCAAAGAATATCTCAAAAAAATCGCTATTAGTCATGTAGCCTCATATACTCCATTTGATTTTGTAACTTGGTTGCTTAGAGAACAACCCGTTACAAGTGTCCAACCGAGAGAACGAAATATATACACTCCGATTAGTTATGAGTCAAGTGCTGAAATATACGCTAGCATTTTTCAGGAGAATGGTCGGCTAGAGGCTTTACGAGTGGCTGAGAACTGCGCTGACACGCCAAACTCTTACATAATGCTAAAATATCTGAAACGAATTCTGGAAAAGTACTCTTCGAAACATATGAGCCAAAAACTACAGGAAAAGATTCGAAAAAATAAAGTTCAACTGATTCAAACTGATAAAACCATCCTGAAAATGTATAACACTATAACATGTCCAAACGAGTTTCAAGTAAGAGATTGCGTTAACCAAATCGTTAGCACTACGATACCACAAGCAGAAAACGCGGGAGAGGCGATCGAAAGATTTACAAACACATTAGAATTTGTATCACAGATTTCACCCTACTTACAGTATCTGTATACGATAAGAGAAATGAAACTCGAAAAGATATACTCACAGTTTGTCGATGAGTTTACAACGTCCAGACAGTACAACATGTATACGCAACTCATTTCTTCCATGGAGCGCGCACGTAGATGGAGCTCTACGCTAATTAAAAGTTTACCTTTGAAAAGAAATGGAAACATATGAACATATTCCAATGATCGAACAACCGAGCGAAATGCAGATAGATCTTTATCCACATCAGCTAGCTAGTGTTTACATGATGGAAAAGCTGGAGCGTGAACAACAGGCGAAAAGTGATGATTGCATGCTGGAAACCGATTTGGGTATACTTGCTGACCTAACTGGATTTGGTAAAAGTTTGAGCATTGTTACTCTTATAGCTAGAGACAAAATGCTCTGGGATATGTCAGAAGACCATACAGTGAAAGAGATTACAACATTTGCCTCTCAACATATCAGAAAAATAACTCAAAAAAGTCACATCAAAATAGACACTACCTTACTTCTAGTTGGACCACTAGTGTATCAGCAATGGCTAGATGAACTGTCCCACACCACACTTCGCGTTAGAAAGGTGACAACTCGTCGAGAGGCATGTAACGTCGATGCTTACGATTATGACGTTGTTATCGTTGTTGTTTCGATGTTTAATAGGTTTGTCGAACGATATCATAACATAGCTTGGAAAAGGTTTATTTTCGATGAGCCGGGACATCTTCGCGTGCCGGCGATGAGAAAGGTTTGTGCCGGTTTTACATGGTTTGTGACAGCAACGCCCGAAGCTATTGCTCCTCGCCATCATAACTGCTCGACTAGTTACATGTGTAAATTGATAGGAGGATTATATGATTTTGATCGGTTCAGAACTGATATTACTGTAAAGAATGACGATGATTTTGTTCGCCAATCGTTTGAGATGCCTGCCACACACCATGAGTATCACCAATGTCACTCTCCACTGTATAATACTATTCATGGCTTAGTGAGTGATAAGATTAAGAACATGATCGAAGCTGGAAATATTTCTGGCGCTATACAGTCTCTAGGAGGTCAAAGAACAGATAACATTGTAGACCTTGTCATGAAACGTAAGAATCTCGAGTTAGAAGAGATACAAAGCAAGATTCGAATATGGTCTCTTCGTAGCGAGGAAAAGAAGATCGAAGAATGGAAGGACCGAGAGTCTGAAGTGCTAAAACAGATGGACATTCTTACGAAAAGGTTTGAGAACATTCTTATGAATAATTGTGTCATTTGCCAATCACAGTTAAGTAAGCCTGTTATGGAACCTGGATGTCAAAATATTTTCTGTGGCAATTGTCTGTTGACATGGCTACAGCGAAAAAACTCCTGTCCGATTTGTCGACGTCCTGTCAGAGATGAAGAGTTGACGTATATCGTAACCAACGGCGAGGGGAAAAATTTCGAGAAAGAGAGGAATATGACGAAGGAGGAAACAATAATCAACATCATTTCTGGGAAAAAGGGTCGCTTCATTATCTTTTCTGACTGGGACGAAACATTTGACACCATACGTAGCGTGCTAAAGGAGAATAAGATTAAGTTCGCCGAGATTAAAGGGTCTATAAAATCTTGTACCAAAGCGTTAGAGAAATACAAAGAAGGAAAGATCAACGTAATCTTTCTCAACTCCAAATACAACAGTTCTGGTATCAATATGCAGGAAACCACTGATATTATCCTGTACCATCAAATGGGAGAGGATAGTAAGACTCAGATACTAGGAAGAGCTAATCGTATTGGACGTCAAACGCCGTTACAAGTACATCACCTAGTGAATGAGGAATTATAGAGGAATATATGTCGCATACTTGCTGTATGGATTGTAAGGATCTTCCATCATGTGAAAATCCTCTCTATTCTGTTTGTACCAAGGATTGAATTCATGTTGCATCATCCGATCCTTCTTGGTACGATACTGAAACCCTTCCTGGTTCAATCCGCCAAATTCTGCTTGCATTCTCATATCCATCGCAGAACGTTGAGGCCCGTCCTCTCCCATAACTCCGACAGGAGATCCTATGTAACCCTTGCGAGAACTTAGATTGGGGTTACCAAACTCTTTTTGCATCTGCATGTCCATGAGCGAACGTTGAGGGCCATATTGGCCATCTACACCGATACCATGTACGCTGTAATTCATTTATGGTTAGCAACAGAAAAATAATTCATTACCATTCGATAGGTTTCTTTTCCTTATCCTTCAAAAAGCTGTTAATGTTACGAAAAACGTTCGAGCCGATAAAAGCGTCATAACCGCGAAAACCCTTGTATGCTGATAATGGCATCGGGTGGGAAGTGATAAAGGTCTGGTGGTGGCTGGAATCGACATAAGGCTTGAATGCTAGCGCCTTTGCTCCCATTAATAACCAGGCTACATTTCTGCAGTGAAGATTGATATACTTGATAACCTCTTTGATAAACTCATACCAAAAGGCGAGATGAACTTCGGGACATCCTTTTTCCACGGTGAGAGCTGTATTAAGCATTACACAGCCCTGTTCGTTCCAGTGGGTTAGATCACCATTTTCCTTAGGAGTATATCCTTCCTTCTTCAACTCGGTGTAAATACTACGGAGAGAGGGATTAATATCGTTACCAGGTTTTACCGAAAAGCATAATCCGACCGCAGAACCGTTGTGATAAGGGTCTTGCCCTAATATAACAACCTTAATCTTTTCTAATGGGATGAAAGCACGAAAAACTTGATTAATCGGAGGGTAAATGGTAGCTCCATTGGCCTCCTTCTTAATCTGTTCAGATATAAGATATAGGTCTTGGGAATGTTCTATGAAAAAGCTCTTCCATGATCTGGGGTAATTTCCTTCAGCCAAAAAGGCCCATAGATCCATATCTTTCCACGACCATTTCTCATTCTCGATAAACTCTAGCTTGGAAGGTGCGTATCCTGATTCTGTCATTTTATTCTCTTATGTGGAGAATAAAATGGATCAATTTAGAAATGTTGTGCGTATATGTCATTTTTAAGATACTGTTCCAATAGCATTTTAGAATCTATTTTCATACCCCTGGAAACAGTATAATCCCACAGGGTGGCGATCAGAATATTGCCATTCAGAGTCTTAAGTACATCATTAATAGCGTTGAAAAGACCATACGAAGTTATCGAATTAGAAGATGCATAAATAATGTCCCCAAATTCTAGAGGAAATTCCATCATGAGACAAGATGATAAATATATGATTGCACAACAGTAACGCTGTAAATCTTTTCTCATCATTACGCTTCCACGTTTCACGATGTACAGATCTATAAGTTGTAGGGATAGACATAAGATTCGAACCGTTCCAAATTTTCTAACAGTGTCATATACCCAGTCGAATAAAATTTTTCTTACCCTGAAACTGATAGGTTTATCCTCCCTGGCCCAAGATCTGGGATTTTGTCGCCGATGTGCAGGAATTGGACGCTGAGGTGTAGGACTTTCCTTCTCCTCTTCACGTGCGTTGGATTGGTTCCAAACTACAGAGATATCGGGAATGATGGGCATGTTATTCAAGAATTTTTTCATCCTCGGAACATTTTTTCGATGTATATTCTGAAAAATCGGGTGTATGATGATCTGATCATAGCTGATTCTATTCTCAGGGTTAAACTCCAACATGCGCGCGATTAGGTCGGCCAAAAGTTCATCTTTTATAAAGTCTTTCATTAGATTATGTCTGATGATATCATACATGGGTCGTCCCTCAACAAGCTGTTTAAACTTCTCTTCAATCTTACTCCGGGTGTCTATGCTCTTTTTAGGTATATCAGCTAAAAATACCATCAAACCCTTTGCCTGTTGCAGAAAAGAGTCGCCTTGAATGGCTTCTCCCGTATTTATCTCGCTGAACACTAGCCCTAGAGAAAATACGTCGACACCACTATCGTACTGTATCGGTCCTAGATCATATATGTTTGCTACTAAAATTTCTGGAGCCATATACCGTATAGTCTGAATGCTTGTATTCTTTTTGAGAATCTGTCCTTCGGTACGATCGATTTCAGATAATCCCCAATCTATCACCTGTATTTCTCCATCATCCATTACGATTATATTTGGAGGCTTCAAATCACAGTGAATAATGCCTTGGCTGGATATTGAACGCATACATTTAGCTAAGCGAAACATGATTTCTTTCTGTGTTTTTAAAGGTATAGTTCTGGGAGGAATATCTGCAAGAGTTCTGATTCCACGTTCAAATATTAACTTCCTATTTTTGGTAGAAAATCCATACATCTTGGGAAGACAGGCTATCTTCCAGAGAAAATTATATATGGCAATCTCCTTAACCATATCCTGAGGAATATCCCCATTTTCGATAGTTTTCACAACTACATTTTCCTCCGGATAGTACTCTACTAAGCCGTAAGCTCCCTCTGCCAACTCTTCCGTCGGAGAGTATCTCTTATCGATATCTTTATCTGTAATCTCTTTGCGTTCATACTTTTCGTATAACTCTTTACCAAGTGGACGTAGGGAGTACAATTCTTTACCTCTGATAAGAACATTCTTCTTGATAGCGACAAAGGCCTTGGCTTTAGTATTTTTGAATACAGCACGACTTACATCATCTACATAGATATCCACACCGGGGAGCTTGTATAGATCATCACTTATCCATTCCAAATCGTCAGCTACTATACAGTAGCTCTGATGAATTTTTTCTGCTGAGATTATCACTTTGCAGCTCATTTATAAGAGTAAATTTAAAAATGATCATGGATTTCATTTTTAACCTTCAGTAAAGATGAGTAATCCTAGACGTTCTAGATCTTATCCAGAAAATCTGAATGAAGTGAAAGAGCGAGAGTTTATCCAGCAACAACAAGAACTTCTAGATAGTAAAGAGGTTATCAATCAGTTTCAAGAAAAAGATCATAATAGAGCTGAAGAGTTGGCAGATTTCGATTCTGTCAGACAGCGTCGTACCTGTTGTAATCTCTTGATTAGATGGGGAAATTATATTTTAGAGCGCGGTGAAGAGGAAAGGCGAGAAGATTCTAACATAAGTAGAAAATCATATGCTGGATTCTACTACTTCATAAAGTGGTTTGTTCGCTCAATGTTCTTTCTTATCTCTACAACAATAGGAAGCGTTTTGGGTAAGGAAATTGGATGTGAGATTCGTGACCACGACACATGTGATATTAGAGCGGTGGAACTGGCTGGAAATTCTCCTCATATCATTTCTACTGTTTGTGGCTTCGTTGTCGGTTTAATTATGGGGCAATGGCTCGGTAGATTTATTTGGGATCATATAACTAAGAATATTCTCTCATGTTTGCGAGGAATAGAAAAGTACGCTGACGAATCCAAAATGTGCCTGATGTTTTTAGCCGTCCTTGTCTACATTTTGGGAATAGTTTCATTCGGTATTATCTTCTACTTTTTTGTCGATATCGGACATGGTGACGATAACATAGTGGGTGCTATTATTGGAGGAGTTGTTGGTCTGTGTTGTGCGATATTCGCGTGTCGCAAAAATAGTAACTGTCGTAGTGGTCAAGAAACACCTATGGTCCATAATATTAACTCTTCCGAACATGCTATTCCTACTTTGAATTTACCTTAAAGAATGATTCATTATCTACTAAAATGTGTGGAATTTTAGCAGTATTTTGTAGCTCGACGCCAAAACAGATCAAACAGATTTTGGAGGGAGGAAAATATTTGGGAACGCGAGGTCCTGACTTTTGCAACAGCATAGTTAAAAAGGATGGTGTATACATATTTCATCGTCTTGCGATCAACGATACCAGTGGGCATGGAAACCAGCCTATGATCTCGAAATCTGCCGACAGAAAGATAGTAATGATGTGTAATGGAGAGATTTACAACCACAAGGATTTGCGAGAGCGTTTTAAACTGAAATGCAGATCCAAAAGTGATTGTGAAGTTATTCTAAAGTTGTACCAAAAAATTGGATTCGTAGAGACTGTCAAACAATTAGATGGTGTGTTTGCCATTATTCTAGTTGATGGCGACACTGTGTATATGGCTCGTGACAGAATCGGTGTGAGACCTTTATTTTTCGGCATCACGGTTGATAACTATCTGGCTACCTCCTCGGTACCGAATGCTCTACACGGTTGGTGTAAAAACATTAGTCATTTTCCTCCCGGTTCCTGTGCAATTCATAAAAAGGGCGGGAAAGACATGCTGTCTTACATTCACAAAGATGAAATTCAGCTACCTATCGAACGTTCATACACTCCTGGAAAACTTTTTTCGATGTTATCAAACGCTGTTGAGAAACGTTTAATGAGTGACAGACCTATCGGCTGTCTATTATCAGGGGGTCTAGATAGCAGTATAGTAGCTTGTATTCTAGTAAAACTGCTGGGAGCTGAAAAAGTCAGAACTTATTCGGTCGGAATGAAAGGCTCGACCGATCTTTACTATGCGAAAGAGATGGCCGACTTTCTAGGCAATGAGCATCACGAAGTTATTTTCACACCTGAAGAGGGTTTCGATGCTATTCCTGAAGTTATTAAAGCTATCGGCAGTTATGATATCACAACTGTGCGTGCGAGTATAGGAATGTACCTGGTAAGTAAATATATTTCAGAGAAGACGAAAGACAGGGTCATATTTTCGGGAGAGGGTTCAGATGAGATTCTTTGTGGATATCTTTATTTCCATAACTCTCCCACCCATGAGGATGCCGATAATGAAAGTCTTCGACTTATTAATCAACTCCATCTTTACGACGTGTTACGCGCTGACAGAACTGTTTCCCATCATGGCCTAGAGCTTCGTGTTCCTTTTCTGGATAGACAAGTGGTTGATACTGCTTTAGCAATACCAGCGAATGCGAAAGTTCCCGTAAACCATTATGAGAAGCATATTTTGCGTAATGATTTTATCGGCTACCTTCCAGATAAGATTTTATGGAGAAGAAAGGAAGGATTTTCTGATGGAGTGTCCAGCGTGAAAGAATCTTGGTTCTCATATGTGCAAAAACGCGTCGATAGTATAATTCCTGATATAATTTACAGTAAAACCTTATTTCCGAGCAAGGAAGCGATGTACTATCGTCTAGTGTTTAACAAAGCTTTTCCCTATTACGAGCTTTCGTTACCTTATTGGATGCCCAAATGGAGCGATACTGATGATCCAAGTGGTCGTTTGATCTCAGCATACGATGGCAACAGGACAGGGATAGATTTGGATCCCGTTTCAGGCTCTGAAGATGAGGTTAGTCTTGCCGATTCATGTGAAGAATTGGGAGTCATCGAAGAGGAGGAACAGGAGGAACAGGAGGAACAGGAGGAACAGGAGGAACAGGAGGAACAGGGAAAAGTGACTACGGAATTACCATTCATTATGAAGAAGCCGATAGTGATCGAACCTAAAGCGGAGGAGGAACCTGAGGAAGAGGAACAGGAGGAGGAACAGGAAGAGGATGAAGAGCCTGAAGAAGAGGAACAAGAGGAGGAGCCTGAGGAGGAACCTGAAGAACCTGAAGAGGAACAAGAGGAGGAACCTGAAGAAGAGGAACCTGAAGAAGAGGAACAAGAGGAGGAGCCTGAGGAGGAACCTGAAGAACCTGAAGAGGAACAAGAGGAGGAACAGGAACCTGAGGAACCTGAGGAAGAGGAGAAACCCAAGGAAGAGACAAAAAAGAAACAACACAAAAAACGTAGAAGAAAAAAGTTGAGATTCCGCTAAAATTGAATACTCGGCTTTCAATTTGACATACATCAGTATGACAAATTGGAATCTTGTTGGAAGAATCACCAAACAATTCTTCTGTAACAGATATTATATATCCGGAGCGTGTGTCGGAGCGGGTTTGGGATTTTTACCTGTCGAAACGTGGGTGATGATGATTATTATAATCGCAATTTTAACTGGTATTGGATTACTTTTGAAATCATATGACATCACTATTGTCTCTCATGCCAAGCTGTTATCATTTGGAGGAGCATTAGGTGGTCTCACAACTATAGTTAGCACAGTTAACGATGGAAATACTGTGGGAATCATTTCATGGCTCTGGGTCATTCTAATAATTTATAGTGCTCTGATATTTACAGGTTATTCAAGAGCGAGAAACAACCAGATCATACCTCTTTTTCCAAGACCGATAACTGGGCAGTACATCAGCATTGCGCCCCAAAATGGAGAAATGTGTTCGATATGCCTAGATCTTTTGACTGAAAATGTTATTCAGATGATCGTATGTTCTCACTGTTTTCACAAAGGTTGTATCAACAATTGGCTGATAAGGAAACAGAACTGCCCTAATTGTCGTAGTAATACAACTTCGCCAGTTTGAGAAAATGATTTTCCGAGTGAAAGCTAGATGAACCCAAATGTGTCAGATCTGTAAGGGAAATTTTAGCAGTTCACTTACTAAGCTTGATTGTAGCAACTGTCAATACGTCGATGTTCTACCGTTGCTTCCAAAACTTACCATACTTAATTGTAGTGGTTGCACTAGCCTCACCATGATTCCCGTGCTTCCAAAACTTACCACACTTAATTGCGGTGGTTGTGTTAGTCTTTCGAAGGTTCCGTTGCTCCCAAAACTTAGCACACTTTATTGTAGTGATTGCACTAATCTATCAGAGATTCCAGCTCTACCGAAGCTTACTAAACTTTATTGCTCTGGTTGTGTTAGTGTGACTGAGATTCCCATGTTACCAAAACTCAAGTATCTCGAGTGTAGTGAGTGTACTAGTTTAACCGAGATTCCTGAGTTTTCAGAGCTTACTGAACTCGATTGTTACGGTTGTACTAACATAACAGAAATTCCTTTCTTTCCTAAGCTTAAATATCTCAATTCTGTCGAGATTTAAACTTTACGTTCTGGGCATGACGAATACTTTCTTTCCTCTGAGACTCATCGGATGGTTGCCATCGTCATCAACATCTCCGACCACCTCTCTCAAAAACAATTCGTCTTCGTTTGGCTTGACATTCTCCAACTCTACTTCGATAAGTTTGCCGGCAACTTTCGCTTTCTTTACTTTTATACCTTCTACAAGACGACCTTCAGACCATCGTTTCTTATACCATTTCAATACTTCTGGAAGTTCCCGGGTCTCAAATAGATCTTCACGCCCGTCTTCATCTTGAAACATAGGTTGAAATGTTATTGTAGTAGTGGTCTTTTTAACTTCCTTAGCTTTCTTGGCTTTCTTAGCCTCTCGCATCTCTTCCCGTATTTCTGGAGCAGTGGCACGTGCATTTCGGGTATACATCAAAGGTACCCATTCACCATCAACAAACTCTTCAATACCTTTACCTTTTTGGCGTCGATCTTTTGGAACGTCTAATGACCAATGCCGATATGTCCTTCCACCTTTTTTGGTTTCGACCACTATCCACATTCGACCATCTCTCCCCTTTTCCATGTAGCCAGCCGACTGACTTTGCGGACGAGTAGCTGGTTTTCCAGAACCACTTGCCTTGCCACCCGTTCTGCGTCTACTTGTCGCTCTACGTCGGGGTTTACGTCGGGATTTACGACGAGGCTTACGGGATTTACGTCGGGATTTACGACGAGGCTTACGGGATTTACGTCGGGATTTACGACGAGGCTTACGGGACTTACGACGCTTCTTCCGGCTCTTGCGTCGGGACTTACGACGCTTCTTCCGGGACTTACGACGCTTCTTCCGGGATTTACGACGGGACTTACGACGCTTCTTCCGGGATTTACGACGGGACTTACGACGCTTCTT